GTGATCACCCATTCATGCCCATGGAGGAAGAAGGATCAGAGTGGTACATTAAGATGTGTGATCGCACACTCCGTAAAGAACAGTGGGGAACATATGACACAGGTGTAGTTTCCTCCTCGGGTATTGGTGATGGATCATACGAACTACAGGTATGTCAGATGGATGGATTAATCCACGGATTCAAGATCATCTTTATTGACGACTCATATGAGGAGGAAGAAGTAGACGAGTACGGAACCATAAACTACGAGTCATGATCAATTCAGGAAAAGAATGGAGATGGATGGATAGGTATCCTGAGGGGTACCTTCCAAAGATCAAGTATTGGGCTGAACAATTGGTATCAGCTGCAACTAACGGTGAGACCCACCGCATACCTCAGATCATGGGGAAGTTGGAATATTTCACCACGAGACAAAAAGAGTTAGAGGTATGAACAGGTTAAGATATCATTTGGGACAAGGACCTAACTTCATGAAGTGGCAACTTCGTAAGGTAGACAGTGTGGAGTACTATGATCCTGAAACGTTTGAGTATACCATTGCGGTGGGAAAACTAAACAACAGTGTTAGAACCGCAACACGTATATTCAATGGAGAGAATAAGACAGTGTGTTCATGGATATCATTTAAGGATGGTGTAGAATTTCCGAGTTTCCCTGCAGATCCTGTGAGGATTGGATACAACCCGAGACTCAGTCCACATTGGACCGCATTTGATTACGACGAGAGTAATTTGGATGGTTTCCAAGGATACATATGTATACGGGGGAAATCATTATACGTGAAGAGATCAGAACTTGAGGAATTCTTAAAACTACAATTAGTATGAGACAGATGACACAAGAAGACAAGGATTACCGTCAAGGACGGTCCCTTAAACAGGTGGAAGATTCCTATTATATTATGGGGGTTGCATACTCAGTTATGTTTGTAACCGTGATAATTATGATCTTAATCGAAACTCTGATCTGAGGAGGAGATCCACTGTGGGTTTTTATCCGCAAATAGTTCTTTGAAATATTTCCCTTCTTTTTGGTTATGGGAGCTTGACTTATTAAAAAGTTTTCTTTATATTTTTTAATGTAATAAAGTATAAATTAAATTTAAAAGGTATGTCAAACTACAGTTACACCAACCTAGGTAACAACATTTACCAGGTAACTAACTCCAACGGTAACCGTTACAGAGTTAGAGTATCGATTAACGGTACTCAGTATGATCAGTACTTCACTAACAAAGCGAAAGCACTGAAGTTCCGTAATGAGTTACTCAGACAGCAGAAAGCAACGGCTTAAGTTGTACTGAAGAGTTAATGAAAGAAGGGGATCACACAATGTGGTCCCTTTTTTTTATCCCTGAACACGGGGAGGAGATCCACTGTAGATTTTTATCCGCAAACAACTCGGGGGGAATATTTATTAATAAAACAAATGCAATGAGACTTTTAGAACAGATAGAAGGTTATATAGAGACAGACGTTCAAAATAAAGATGCACGTATGATCGTTAAGATGGATAGGAAAGGTATCAATCCTATACAGGATGAGATTGCTTACGACGTAAACGTATCGATCGAGCTCTTAAGTCTCGATAATGTAACCGACACCCTGAAGGATCTGTACAGCAAGCTACCTGTCGAGTTTTTATCCGCAGTCGAAGCGGGGGATAAACCTACCTTCATGTTTTTAAAACCCATTGTAGAACCATTAAGTGTTAAGTATAAGATCCCAAATACAGAAGATTACATAGACCTTACTAGTAAGGTTAGTGGAGTTAGTCCCCAAGGTATATTCAGAGTAGACAACTCTGAAGAAGGGGATCTACACAGGAGTGAGTTTTTATCCGCAGTTAACTACAACTTCCGTTCCCCCGTACAGGTCTCTACAGATATCCTTAAGTGGTATGACAATGTTAAACGTTCTGTTAGTACAATCGAAGGTCACATTAGGAGATTGAAAATTGAGAACGTCAGAAAGTCAATATGGGTGGATCCTACTAAAGACCTTTCACAGAAACCTTTTACTTATAGTGTAAGAGGAATGTTCACAAGTGATACCCTTCTTAAATCAGAGGATGAAGTTCAGAAGTATAACACCTTCCTTACATCCCTACTAACCGAGTACGGCGTAAATGTTCTGATCGAACCGTGGCCGTACAGATCCTGAAGTTTTTATCCGCAAACTACGTATGACACCCGAACGGGTATAATGTCATTATCGTTATATCATTTTATACCTTCACGGGTATAATAAAATAATCTGTATACTTTTTTACGGGGTGGGAATTAGTGGGGTGTATTACATTAAAACCATTATACAGTGTATGACAATCTACCCCCGTATAATACTATAATCATTATACCGTGATCCCCCTTGTATGACATATAACAGGGATACTATTATACGGTTTCAGAACCTAAAAAGAGTATAATTTTAAAATTTTTATAAATTTATGTCTTTATTTCACACAGGACACAATACCCTACGAGGTGGCAGAAAGTGGTAAAATGTGGGTGTATTACGGCTGGTATATATGGAATCGTAAAAAAGTACCGATTGCGGGGTAGTTATCACAGAAAAGTTTTTTCCGACAAATAACCACTGTAATACAGACATTCTAAGACCCTTTTGTATGACATTATGGGGATGTATTACACTTATCGTTTGTATGACATCAGAGGGGTTCTAATGGGGTCCTAAGGACCCATCCTGCGGGGACAGATACTTATGAATATGAGGATACATTTTTACGGTTGTTCATTCACCAAAGGAGGGGGACTTCACTCTAAGGAATACCATAGTCACTATGAAAAAGTATGGTATCCTAAGGACTGGTCAGAAAGGGGGAAAGAGTTTTTTCTATACGGTAAAGAACCCTATACAGAGTACGGAGATCATTTCAATTTTCCTTCTCATATAGGGAGGGTTTTAGGTGTAGAGATTATTAACCATTCCATTACGGCCAACAACAATGACTACATCTTTCAGGTATGTTATGACTCTATGGTAAAATACCCTAATGACATTCACATTCTACAATGGACCATTCTTTCAAGAAGGAATTTCTTCTATGAGTCTACTAAGGAAACTTTAAGGGTTCAGGGTACTATGGATCTGATTCATATCTTCAATCAGGATAAGGAAGATATTCTATATGATCCTATCTATGAGAACCTTTCTTCCTTCTATAGGGATTACCTTATGTATGTATATGATTATACCTATGAGAAACAGAACATACATAGACTCTCTAACCTATTACATTCTTTTAATCCTAACCTATACCTTTTCTCTTATGAGGATATTGGAGATGTTTCCTATATGGATAGGTTTATTCTATTTGATAATTTACATCTTAGGGATTACATAGATAGAGAGAAACTTACTATAAGTGATTATACTTCTTTTAATCATAGGGATTCTCACTTATCTATCTATGGTCATTCTATCATTGGGAACTATATCATTAACTATATTAGTCAGTCTTCCCCCGCGATACGTCTCTTATAATGAGGTAAGTCTCATTAATGGACATACCCTTATCGGAGAAAGTTTTAAAGAGTTCTTCATTGTTATTACCACAAAAGAGAATCCTTGCCAACTGACCATCAGAGATATTATTCTCATGTGCGTACGTTGTACGAGTCATGTGATTCTTCTTTGTTCTCTTCTTTACTTCTTTAAATTTTTCCTTATAGTCAAGGAATACTTTGTATGGATTTTCTATAGGAGGGTGACGAACATTATCCCTATACTTCCATACTCTTTTTCTGAATTCATGATGATTACTTTTTAAGAATTCATCTATGATCTTAGGAACTCTTTTTATGTCATCCTCATATAGGGTAAACCATTCTCCTTTTACTCTACTTTTTTTGAATACTGTATGGAGATGTTTTTCTACTAAACTTGTTAGTGATTTCTCTAATGGGTATTTTAGTACATAATCTAAATTAAAAGGGATTTCAGTATATTTCATTAATCTACTCTTTATATTATTTGATCTACCTATCTTATGGTAATCAAATCCTTCTATCTTTACTATGTATATACCACTATTCATATTGATTCTTCCCCCGCGATTCCAATAATCGATCTATACGAACCTGAACAGTCTTTCCCGTATGTTCCTCTCTACATAAGAATTTTCTTCTTCGTATACTTTCCAATTCTTTAATCACGATATGTTTCCCATACCTATCGTTAGGTTGTATGTTATGTTTAAATGGTTTTCTACAATTAGGATATCTCCTTTTCTTACCTCTCCTATGTTGCTGTTCTAAATGAGTAGACCACATACAGTTCTCAGGAGAATAATCCTTATCTTCATCTATACGATCTATCTGATAGGACTGGTTAGGTTTCTCCCCCAAATCTGAAATCATATTTAAAAATCCATAGGGAGTTTCCATCCATCTATCACATACCTTTATTCCCTTAGCACCATACCATCTATAGGATCTGTGATTGGAATCATAACAACGTAACCTCATATTCTTATATGAAGACCATTCAGATGAATTGGAGTACTTCCCCCGATGTTGATGATCCTCCCGAATCTTTCGATTTACTAAACCAAACTCCTCAGAAGTATATCCATTCCTTTTTATAAAACTTACCATACCTGAATACCCGTGTTTCTTTTTTAAACTACTTAGGGTCTCCCCCTGAAATTCTTTGGTTATCTCCTTAACCTTTTCATAGGTCCATATGGTTAATCTACTCATACCATTACCTTTGATTGATGAGTCCCCTAGATTTTACCATATTTAAACAATCAGTCCATGTGAGTCCCTGACCAATAACTTCTTCCGTTTCTATATCAAAGATCATCCATATATCATGTACCTTTACTTTGGCCACATTTAGATCCTCCATACCGTTTATGGTAATCTTCTTTGTAAATAACCTTGTTCTTCCTAAAGATGGTAGGTTTACCCACCGCTTTTTGTCATTCTGTTTCGACATTCTTTTATACTTTTTTTACTACTAAATTCTAAATCGTTAATGATATATTTCATCCCATAACAAAAATATTAAAAAAGATATTAAAAATCAAACATATAATAGATTTTTTCTACATACCCATTACTATATCTTAATACATATAATCCTGACCTTTCTAAGTCTTTTATATGTGATCCCATATAATTTCCATACCAATCATATATCTTGTACTCCCCCGATTTGGTTAACTCCTCTATACCTACGGTAGAAGTCACCACATTAAAGACCCACTGTATTCTCTGAGTACCGATTAAAGTCCCATTTCGGTAATCCTCCACCTTTATCCCTATACCATACTGACCCAGTGCAGGAGGAATCCAACTAATACTGTCATTGTCTATGTGAAGACTCATATTATTGTAGTTATATACCTGAGGAACAAATACATTATTGGCATGACCCCCGAAAAGATCATCCTGAGAGATAACCACCACATCGAAAGGATCCTTATTACGAAAATATCCCTTTATCGGATTGATATCCATTAATGGTTTCATCGTATTTCTAATGGATACCTGTTGATTATGAAACAATACATTCATATCTCCTATATTCGGAGTGGAATTATTGGGTATGTGGAGATAGTCGGCAGATATAACTACACTACTGTTTTGACTACTTGTACTGTTAGAGATCATCCCCCAGCAACAATTCTGATAGATAAACCTATAGGCATTACTATCTAAATCTAAATAATTCGACACATACGTAACTAAGTAATCCCCCTGATAAGGAATGGCAACATGACCTTGGGTTAATGTGATATAACCATTCTGTACGTAAAACCCCACGCTGTTTTTTTCCCACTTGGAAACCGTAACACTGTTGGGAATTACCCCTTGATGATCTAATAAAAGAGTTAGTCCTATACTGGTAGAATCATAGGAAGTTTGAGCCACATTGATAAACCCCCCGAGAATATGAGAAGAGTACACATTGACACTATACAATATGGTAACTAAGAAAAGAAGTTTCTTCATAACAGTATTTTTGTTATAAAGATACTCCCCGCGAAGTTGGGAATCAAGCCCTCACTTCTTTTTTTTTCGGGTCACATACTCGATCATAAGGATCGGAATTAATACTAAACCCATAATAAGACAAAAGGAAAATGCAATACCTAACATACTACCCCATAAATATACCTTATGTGGATAATGGTTCCCCTGAAAGGGGACCATCAGTTACTGCCTACCTTGATCTACTTCCCCCTAATCCCCCTAACAAAATGGTATATTGGGAAGTATAATGTGAAACAAAGTATGGTAAACATGTATAAAGAAATTACACAAATGAATACCAAGAAGTTAAGTATACCCTTCATCCTCATAAATAGTTAAACCCCGACCGAAACGGACCCTTCGGGGATATTTATAGTTAAAAACAACATGTACAAATATATCTGTTCTTTGGGAACCATCTGTCACACGGGAAGACTCTTACAAAGACTTAAACTAAAGAATACATCCTATCCCTTTGATTGGGTCTTCAGTGATGAGAAAATCATTAAGGATTGTTTGGAAGATGACTTTAACAAATTCTTGGACCCATCCTATTATGTGGATGTTGCCCATCCATACCACCCACAATCCTGTGGACATAGTCTCTACCACGAAGACTTCTTCTTCCATAAAGACCCACGAACCGATGAACATTATTCTTATTACCATAGATGCGTGAATCGTTTTAGAACTATGTGTCAAAGTCCCGATAAGAAACTCTTTGTTGTTATGTTCTCCCCCGAATTAACCCAACATCCACTAGACCTGTATAAAATCTCATTGGATAAATCCAAAGACCAAATTATAGAAGAGATTAAACACAGAGGTAGAATCATACGAGATTCCCTCAATAAAGTAACCTCCAACTATAAACTGGTGGTCATTATGAATTTTGGTGGGAATGAGATTCAAACCTATGAACAATTCATCGAAGGTCCCGTGGACTTTATTGAACTCAATACCATCTCCCCCTCGCAAGGTGTCACCTTTAGCGGTGGGTGGAATACCAATAGACACCCCGACAATTATTACCTATCGGGATTATTATCTGAGTTATATACCTTTAGGTAAGGAATTATTCCCGATCGGTAAACTCCTTAACCACCGAAGAATATAAACTATGGTAATCCCTTTTAAAGAATAACCTCCTATTGTACCTTAACATATCCAACCCATTGTCATTTAAGGTAATCAATTGCTGATTGGATAAATCAAGTAACTTATTGATGGATTCAATGTACTTCATAAACCGAATCGAATCATTCTCTATCGAATCGTAAGAGTAATCTATCCAATCAGGTAACATAAACCCATACCCCCGAATGTCTTTGATCATCCCACAATACCCGTAGGGAAGAATGTAGTGTCCTTTAATCAAAGGATTCCACGTCTTCTCAGTGATGGTCCTCATCCTCTCTTGACCAAAGTAAGTTAAGGTCTCTACATAAATACTGAAAACCGTGTCCTGATAATAGATGTCGTGAATGGGATGTACCTTACCAAATCCCGCATCCAAATGAAAATCGGTGGTAACAGAAGAAAGGGTGTGAGTATAATAAGGGACAGATTCCTGTGAGATGTACTTGATGTTGTTCTCGGGATCGTTGATATACCCGTCCTTTAATTTTAGATATTCCCGTAGAAATATTCTACGTACATTCCTGTCCGTGAAGTCGTCCTTTCTTATTCGATTGATACATAAGAACTTCCTACATCCCCAAGTCTTTGGAACTATCTCACCCAATTGATACATCTTCTTGGATGCTCGATCCATATAATTGTAACTCTCTAAACGATAAGTGGTATAATCGGTAAATAACATTTTCTGTCTGTTCCATAACCAATCGTAGTAAATCCCCCCTTGAAAATTCAATTCCGTATGAACAATCTTCAAACGAGTAGTGAAATCAAACACCTCCACATACCGATTTAGTACCGACTGAGCAGAGAAGTTCTCCTCCGAATGAAAGATATGAAGAACCAATATAAGTTGTCCCCCATAATGTCGTTGAATAAAATCTCTTTGGAATTCCAAATCCCCCGTGTCCGAAAGAATAACAACAATGTCCGATTCTTCCACAGAGGTAACAAAATTAAAATGACTTCCCTCTAAAATAAAGGGAAGTGAATGGTGTTGATCCAAAAACCGATGACTCCGTAAATCGGAATCCTCTGAAACCCGATATACTTTTAAACTATTCATTGATATTTTTACCTATCATCATGGCTTGGTGAGGGACTTCTAAACCACTACGATCAAAATCGATGATTTTCCATCCCAATGATAATAGGTAGTAAATGGATGCAGCTCCCTTACCAATGTAGATATCTTGTTGGGGACATAACCAGGTATCATCGTATAATATGATACATTTCTCATCGGAATACTGTTCGATGTACATGGTTTGTTTTAAATGAGAAACCTGTGAGTTTGTATTGTTTAGTTCTTCCCCCCGATCCTTATAACTTTGAACCTGATCGAGATCTAAATCATTTAAATTGTACACCCAATCAAACCCATCTAAATAAGCACATGAGATTGGACCATACTCCTCCATGTTATAGTTTTGAAGAAACTCCTCCCCATACGCATGAATCAAATGACCCTCTAAGTGCGGATCAATTTCTAATAGTTCTTTGTGGTTATCCTCATCTATATCAATGGAATAAAACCTAAAGTTATTACCCGTACATAATCTCCTAAAGAAACAGGTGGATCCAAATGGTCCAGGTGGTGATGTGGAACCAATTTCAATGAAAGTAGAACCCTCAGTTAATTGATCTAAGTATTTAATTAGTTTTATTTCCGCTGACGCTCCCAAAATCACTGTATTTTAATCCCCATTGCAGGTTGAACCATAGCATTTCATTATCTGCCATTTTTTTATTCCATCTAAAAAGTTTTCTCAGGTAATCTGAACCATACTTTTTCCATTGTTCAGATTGTTCCACTGTCATAGTCCACTCTTGGAACCAATTATCCTCCCTTCCCTTTATATCTTGGAAGGTGACATCGTGTCCCGCGATTTCAAACATCTTATCTATAAGATGTTCAACGGCCAATTCTTTTTTTTGGTCTCTATTTAATCTCATATAAAAAATATATGAAATTAAAACCATAAAGTCAACAAATATTACTTGGGGATAGTGATGATTATATCGTCACCTTTTTTACAGATATCAAAATCTGATGGGGTTAAGTTCTTATAATAACCAAAGTAGAAATCCACACGATCGAAGTCTTTTTTCTTCTTGGATTTCTTTTTATCTTCTACAATCTTACTGAGCTGTTGTTCTGTTATTAGTAACTTCATTACGCAAGGGATGAGACTTTGGGGGAGGCCCCTCTATTGTAACTATTTAATACCTTGGCCACTAACCCACCTGTACCCCAAGTTTTAAGAGAAGGACATTGTGCGATCTTATCAGCCCCTATGTCGTTTCGTAGACCTTCTACGATACAATCATAATAGCCATTCTTAAGTGTTTTAATTGTGGCAACCATACCCTGTTCCAACGATACATAGTTTCTTACACCAACCTTATTAAATTTCGTGGCACCGTCCATTGGTTGTGTTGTATTAAATGGGTTAAAGTCACCCGCCTTACCCTCTGCCTGTCTCCAAGCGTATAGATATTTTAAGTTTTCCTCACTTACAGGTGCTCCGAGATTTTCCAATAATTTCTCATAGAAATTCTTATCGACTAAACCTTCAGTATCAATACCCATATTAGTATACTTTTTAATGTCTTCAGATTTAAGATCTTTTGACTTTAATTGGTCCACTAATTTTCTCAACATATTGGGTGATGCTTTGGACATAACCTCGGAATCTCCTCCACCTGTTGCATTTGGTAAATTAGAAATATAATCAGAGAGATTACCACTAGATAATCCAATGTGAACGTGTGACGGCATACCTGGTAATGTCATAATCTTACCAATCTCATCACCTATACTAACACTTTGTCCTTTACTGACACTTGACTCTACGTGGGTATAGAACACATCGGGACCATCTGAACTTTTGACGGTGATTTGATCACCATATATCTTCTTATTACCCCTTCTAACCATACCACTACCCGCACTGTATACTTTGGATACTGTACCATTAGTGATTGATTTAACAGATGAACCCACATCCATCTTAACATCCCACGCATTTCTACTTTGCCAATCAGACGCATTATGTGTTCCCTGACCAGGTTTACCAATTAATCCTGTGGCATCATACTCAACGGCTTCAGATAAAACTTTATTATCTTCATTAAACTTACTAACCGCGGCGGCAGTCTCAGGACCAAATAAACCGTCAACACCGTGACGAGGTAATTCATATCCTAAAAGTGTGAGACCTATTTGCATAGACTCAACACCCTTTACAAAATCATAAGATCCAGATTTTTGTTGTGATAACCCACCACTACTTATTGCCCCTTCTAAAGTATCAAAAAACTCTTGGACATCTGGTGGTACTGTATCGGCCTTCTTTTCGTCTTTATTTTCTTCAGAGAAGATACCCTCAATAAGAGTAGATCCCATGGTTTTACCATAGGTTAATGTGTGGATTCTCTCCAACTCCTCTTTTAGGGTTTTTTTCATATTTTATAAATATCTAAAACTAATGAAACTTTTCTCTTTGGGGTTTAAATGTCGGTTCTGGTAAATTGTCCAAATCTACTTTTAAAACCGCAGGGGTGTAGGTCATCGAAGAATGGTCCAACTGAAAATAATAGTCATCAGGATTCGTTGCCCCCCATCCCTTAGTTAGTGAAGATAAATCGTACCTACGTTCTTTTACATAGGACCATGGTTTTAGTGTTCTTGGTTTCATAACGAATAAATACATTTAGTTAAAATAAAGAAAGTTGACCACCAATCATGGGGTCAATAGGATCAATTGGGGTGTTCTCGTCAAAGAATTGATTTAATATTTTATTGACACCCTTCTCTTCGGGATCGTAAAGGTCAACCACCTTATTGGCATCCCTTAACATAGGTCGAGCGTAGTAAGTCATTTTCTGTAAAACCTTCTCATTACTGTTAGGATACATTTCCGCCCATTTACGGTATCCATAGTCTATTACGTCTTTCTTAAGTTCTTTATACTTTATTTGACGTTCAATGGTCCAATTATATTCGTAACTACTAATCAAATGAACCGTCTTTTCTTTTTTATGAAAAAAAGTAATGATTTTGTTTTCCCCCGGACTACCTGTGTTCCATTCTATGTTTCCATTCTTCCCCGATTTGTCCTCAATACCGAAGAATCCCTTGGGAGTAATGAACATATAGTCCGGTGATTGTTTCGGACCAAAAATCTCATGGACCACATAATAATCTTCAACCATACTTGAGGTTGTGAATGAGGTCTGTTGATAGGAGAAATAAAGTGATTTAAGATTATCGATGAACTTCTTATCAGACTTAACAAATGTTCCATCGTGTAACCACTCCAACTCTAAAAGTTTTCTAAAAGTTAACTTTTCCCGAGCCTTGGCATTCCATGTGTTTGCCTGTTCATTAAGGACACCCTTAAGAACTGATTTAACTTCTTCGGTTTTTTGATTATTTGTTATTGGTTGGTCCACCTTTTTTAAACTGATCTAAAAAATATTTTCTACCAGTCTCATATCCATAAATGGAACTGGCACCATCATCATAAATTTTAGAGGCGAACTCTTCTTCATATGCCATTGCTCTATGTACGATCTCAATGGCAGCAATTAGAGGATATGTAGCGATTTCGTCTTCTGTCCTATCAACCCAATCCTTTAATTGGGAGGATACCATCTCAAGTGGAGTCTTATCTACTTTCATACTCCTTGAGTTCTTCTATTAATTGTAACTCGTAAAGTTTTTTTTCTAAACGATAAATCTCATCATTGTAATAATCCCATTTATCCTGAGAGTTTGACTTTTCTCTCTGGTTTTTGAAATACTTTATACCATTCTTTACTGATAACACTCGACTCATATGAACTATTTCACCAAATATAAAAAATATATTCGATTATATCAAACTTTTTTTTCCCTATTACGTGCCATAATCTCGTAGGGATGGTTTTTATATCCGTATTTTTTTAATAGTTTATAATACCTATACTCACTTTGCTGTGCGTGAGTCCACTCATGGGCCATTGTTCTGTAAAGTGTTCCATAACTTTGAATGTACCTTAGGTTTAACCTAATCACTCTTTTCTCAAAATCATATTCACCATAATAACTCTGTTTGTTATTGTGGTAAACAACCTTTAAACATTTACTTTTTCCAAACCTCCTTTTTGCCCATTGATATAATGTAATAGGATTAATCATGCAAAAAGATACATGAAAGTTTTTAAAAAGTAAAATTTGGGCATAAAAAAACCCTCGCGGTGTTACGGACGAGGGTTTGGTGATTAGTCTTCGGGTGTTACGTCAAAGACCTCTCATTATCTTTAGGTGATCTTGTGTGCGATAAAAATAAAAACGCTGAGATTATACGTTTTAGTGAACCATCTTTTGAAGGATTATTGTTTCCCTTCTTATCCACTGTCTTTTGAACAGTATCGATTCAGTGACGGTAAGTTAGACCTACCACTCCTTGAGTCATTGGATACTCTTTCGTTACTCGTTGCTCTTCAAGGATGCCTCCCTGATTGGACCTTGCGGGTTTAGAGAACTTTCTCAAAAATCATATTGGTCTTGGGAACCTTTATGGCCGTGAACCCCTCACGACTAAGTAGTCACCTTTCTCCGAATGACTGATGGACACTTTTCCTTTGTCTGTTTAATTAACTTTGGAAGTTGCATATCCAAATAAAGTTTTACTTGTGGATTGTGAAAGTAGCGGCCCATCACCAGCCATGTCATCTTTTGAACGACACGATACTAAACTACTCTCTGAGACCTCCCGACCTCCATACTTTTGGACCCCTTCATTAAAAAACCCTTGGTAGGGTTAATTAAAGGATGATAACAGCACCACCTGTACACCATCTTACCTTTCGGTTTTAAGATTCCCATCATATTGGAATACACAATCACATGATTGGAGTCATGTTTCCTGTAACATCCTACGAGTTATTCTTATTGGTGTTCCCACCTCAACCGAATGACCCACATCACCCGGTCATTACATCACTTTCTCTACAGTGTTACCCTCGATACTAAAGATGAAATGATATCCCGCTTGCCTACTCGAGCTCCGTTACCGAAGCCGCAACATCCCCTCTGTAAATGAGGACATCACTTTATCCCACTTTCGTGGTTTATTTAGTGACCATAGGCGGCCAATATCTTTAAATCAAAGAACGATTGATTGATTTCTCAATTCTTGTACAAATATATGAAGTATTTTTAGTTTGTCAAGCACGAAATAAAAAAAATATTAAAAATTTTTTTGAAATTTTCTAACATCTTGAGGTAGAATGTTTTGTGTCCATTGGATGACCATTGACCATCAATAATTTTTTCATTAATCCTTCTATGTCTCTTTATAACACCCATTTTTTCGGTGAAGAGTTTGATTAGTTCTCCTGTTGGGTTATGTGAGAGGTGTCTTAGTTTGGATGGTGTTTCTTCGTGGGTGTTTAAGTTGTGTAACTTCATTTTAAAACTTTAATAAGGTTTAATAGTTCTCCACACTTTTCGTACTCTTCATATTCCTCATAAATATAAATAAGGTCCCACACATCTTCTTTGGTGGGCTGAGTGTCTGGGTCAAAGAAGAAAAAGTGAGAGTCATCCCCATCAGAAAGGATCTCGGGGTAGGTTTTCTGCCCCGTAAAGATTAGATAAGAGTTGTCTATCCCCCTTCTAAAACTTTCTTCGAATTCATCATCAACGTCTGAGTTATGGAACAACGATTCAATCAATTTAAAATGGATTTATTTCTTTTATTATAAATATATTTTAATATAATTAAAAAAACCCGTTAAGTAAACGGGTTTTAGTGATTTGTTTTCACATTAAAGGACCTGGACTACATGTATAGATCGCCGCCTTTATTCGTTCCTCCTCTATAAATTGGAGGAACTTCCATAGATTTTTGATTTTACGTACCATGATACAATTACATTATATTTCATAAATATCCCACTCAGGTTTTCTAAATCCATACATACGGTGGATGTGTGAATTCTCCGACCAATCCGCTCGAGCTTGACGTTTGATCTCGGTTAAATATCGTTTTGCCTCTTGTTTGGTTTCAAACAACATAGGACGATATTCCTCTGGTGTTTTCTCTTTACTGTTCGGCCAATGAGTTACCCAAATATCCTCAAGACTTGTAGTGTCTCGATTAACGTACTGACTCATATCCTTGGCATGGAATAAGTTCTTAATGATGTACTTTTTCTTTTCCATTATTTATAGATTTTTGATTTTACGGACCAAAGAACAATTACATTGTCCTTTATTCTACTGAGAAAAAGATCAGCATCTTTTTCCGTTTTGAATTCTTTATTGACGTTCTCCCATTTACCCATGTGTTGTTTAACACCATGTTGGTATCTTCGGTAATAAACTCTAAACTTATTGCCTTCCATTTCTAAGGAGTGTGTTGAAACTGTACTCATCAACTAAATGAACCTCTACCGGCCCATAAACCCCTCTTTCCCATGTTGGGTAAATCATTCTACCTACATCGCTATCTTTTATCCACACAACCTTTTCATTGCGAGTTGTTATCACAAATTCAGATTGTTGAACCAAAGAATTTTTTTCCATTGAACATCCCGCAAGTAGGATGACGATCGGTAATAAAAACTTTTTCATGCTGTTTCTTCTTCTTTTTCTTGGCTTGAACTTAAATTTACTAACACATACTCACTATTATGTTTTGTTAACTTCTGATAAAGTTTCTGATACATGATAGCTTCCTCCATGGATGACCACTCCATTGGAGTCCCATCGGAATCATTCACAAAGACCTCCGATCCTGAAGGTAACTTTTTTAATATTCTATAAGACATATCAATTTTTCTTTTCTAAAAATCTTCAATATTCTTTACTATGAAGTTTATAGCAACGATAAATACTATAACAACTAAGAGTAATGTGAACTTAATGATCATAGATACTCTCCGTCAATCCCCTTAAAATTAAGGAGGTTTTTCTCAATGTACCGAGTCCACAACTTAGCTGCGTACGCCACCCTTTGTGGTCGGAAAGGGTACTTCCGTTTAAGTGTGGCCATTGCGATTCTCATGAATTGATCTCTTTCTTTCATTTCTCTTTGGTGTTAAAGGTTACTAAAGATGATCCACCCCAAGCCGATACCGGCCATGATGTGTAATATTCGTTCACATACTTTCATTTTCTTTACCTGTTTTAATAATCATAAAAACACTGACGAGGATAACAACAATAACAAATAACCACTTCATTTCTCTTCTCTATTTTTAAAATCTTTTTTCAATTTATCTAAAATCTCGGGTAATTTATCGATAAACTCCACTAACCCTGCGTGTTTAACCGAGTCCGGAATATGACACTCACAATTTTGAATTGTCTGTCCACATTTAGGACAATCACTCCACTCATGATCCATATAACCAATATCACTACTATTATAACGTTTCATAGAAAAAATTCGTTACGAATTATCATCGCCACTCTACTTAATAGATATAGAGTTAGGACCACAACAATAATCAGACTCACCCCTTTCTTGTTAGAATGTTCCATAGTGTTTTTTTAGATTCAAAATCTTTTATTTCTGAAATTAATGATCTGATTCTCACCTTAGCCATAGCAGGACAGTCATCCTCCAAAAGTGAATGAATCTGATTTAAGTTCTTAATAATCTCTTCAGTTCTCATGACGTATTGTATTTACCTTACGAATATAACAAAAAATTTTTATTATACAAACAAAACAAAAATATTTTTATAAAAAAACCCCCACATTTCTGTAGGGGTTTAAAATATCGTGTATCTCGATATACGATATTATTGTTCTGTGACAGATGCCTTCTTGTAGTCGGTAACTAATTTTTTAATCTCACCAATCGCCTTTCTTGCTCTTGCTTGAGATGCTTTAGTGTTACCATTGTGATTCTCTACGAAAGATTGGTAGTGAGAATCGATTTGTTCGAATAAATCTTGTTTTACGCTCATGTTTTTAAATTTTATTTTTTATTGATATTGTACAAATATATGTAAAATACTTTATTAGGTCAACTGTAATCCTCAGGATCAGATGAGAATGAGGGTCCCGCAGTACTAGTTGTATACCATATTCTATTTGGATCATAGGGTTGATCACCGATACTCCATGGTGGTGAATATGGTAGGGTCGGTTGAGTCTGTTGAGGACAATTCACGTCGTAAGTCTCTTCCAACTTGTCTTTTATTTTATTTAATTGTGTTACTGAGAGGTCTACACCACAGGCATCTACGAAACCTTTTAACCAATTGACGAATTCATTACTATTCATATTAAATGTATTTCTACATAAAATATAAAAAAAAGGGTTGAGGATGTCAACCCTTTATTAAGATTAGTTAATTATAGTACCATCTTTTCGGTAGATCTCGACAGTGGATGACTTACCTCGATTATCCAACCCGTCCCAATATTCTAATAGTTGTCCCCTAAAGAAATACTTTGAAATAAAGTCCCAATCCCCATCAGGCGTTCCGATGTCCCCATTCAATATGCAGAAATCTTTAGCCGTAGGAACCTCATCACTTTCAAATTCAAATGACGCAATCCCACCTTTGTTTTCATCGGCAATGAATAAGATATTGTCAACCCCTTCCATCATTTCAGGAATACAGAGGTAACCCTCGTAGGGGTAATTCTTTTCAATGACATCATCATCACCCAATAAATCGTATGGATCTCCTAAATCTTTGTGATCGAATTCAACAACAGTCTCATCGTTCTCATCTTTAACAACGTAGAAAGTGGTACCATTATCTAATCCACGACTCACATGGAAGAGATCGGGATTGTAGATGTCGGGAATAATACCCTCTTCCTCCAAATCTCCGTTGTTTCTACACTCCCACAGTTCATCGTACTCATTTTCATCCATGAGATCGACAATCTGGTCAACTTGTTCGTCAGTGATGGAATGACCAATCGCCTCCATCTCCCAACCATACACTTCTAAACGATACTTCGCCATTTTTATTAACTAATTGATTTAACATAACTTTTAACTAACTCGAATTTAGTTTTATTCATGAAGTTATCTGCCTTCAGTTCATAATACTCAACGTTTTTTTCATATTCCTTTTCCCACTTTTTAGAGTCACCCAACTCTAACTTGTCTAAATAGTGTTGGAATTCATGTGCGAGGTAACCGAAAAGGTCCTCCACCAATAAGTCATAATTTCTCATGATATTCGGGTCCAAGACAATCATGTCTATTTGACCCAAATAAGATGCTGCGACATCACCTGAAGGGTTACCCATAGTATTGGTTCCTTTGAGGGTACCTAATTGGAATTTAGGTGTCGACACATTGTAGTCACCCGATAACTTATCCATTACATATACACCTATTTCCTCCATTTCAACATCGTCCATATTAACGAGTTTTAATTTAGACGTGTTTTTAATCGGATCAAATAACTGTCTCATAATTAAACTAACTACGAGAAGAGTTCCAAAAACAAAATATAAAATTGTAGTATCCATAAAATTAGTAATTTACATATAACCGTTCGTGATTGTATTTCGCTACAGGGTTATGTTCAATTAACATCCCATATCGAGTTTTGGCTATTTCGTGGATTATCTTGGGTTCGTGATTAATACACTCACCCATAATCTCAACAAAAGAGTAGTTAGATTCATCCACTTCAGGTTGTTCTGTATCAGGTAAACCACAATAATATGCCTCACCCACTTCACTAATAAACATACCCGTGTAAAATCCCTTGAGATCGTATCTCTGTACGAATTGATCGGCATTACACCATATGAACACTGAGTTATTTTTCTCATTCAGTAGTTCCACCATGGACTGATCAATAATATAACCGTTGGTGTTCTCAAATTGACCAACAGAAAATAATCCACTAGGGGATCCGTGACCCATCATCATAACACGATCATGTTGTTTGATCTGTTCCTTAACATAATTTTTAGTGACACCACCAGTGATTAGTGTTAGATCTTCTATATTTCTATAGACAATGTCTAAGAAAAATGTCGTCGAATCCTTTGGATGAATAACTAATGTTTTCATAATTTTATTTTGATATTGATACAAATATAGGTAATTTTTTTGGTATACAACTATTAATTGTATAATTTTTTATTAGAGCTGTAGTGGTAATCCCAATCGTATAGTACATCCCACCAGTTTTTTAAGGTAGTTTGATTATATGGGAGATTGTTTTGATAACCCGGTATAGATTGGAACCAATATATCATCCATCCACCTTCCCCATCGTTACCTATAACATCTCTAGATACCTCGGACTTATATAATGATGTGGGGAAGTTATAGTTTATCACGTAATTCCTTGTCCAATTCATATTGTTGACCAATTTTTGTGTTCCTGTACCGTCAGGTAACCAATCTTCAATATCGGATAACACGGAATGTGTGTTATTATATTGGTAGTCATTGGTGGCATTAACGGGATGGTGGGTTGTCCCGCAACCTCTTTCCCGACCATTGGGACCCATTGTAAACCCTTTAAATTTACCCCAAAGAAAGTCCCCACCTTCCATGGCACTCATCTGAACCTCAATTTGATGTCCTCTTACATGTAGTATTTTTTCATAACTGTTATGCATCCAATGAGAGTATACCACATAGGTCTTATCATAAATTGGGAGATCGTTTGGTTGTATTTGATTAACAAGTCCATAGGCTTCACTCCCATAATAAGCGTTACTTACATCTCCTGATGTTGGTGAGGACATGTTGGATTCGGGGACCGCCAACGATTTTCTGTTGAACCACACCTCTTTAACGTCATAATCGTTAACCAAAGTATCCATACCTATCGATTCAAATAGTTTGTGGTAGTCTGGGTAGTATCCCTCGGTACTATCTTGTGCGAATAGATTCTGTGGCATATTTCTAGCAATCTTCGGCATCTCGTAAACATTGATGTATTTCACAACTTTAATCCCGATGTACGGGTCTGATCCATTTTTATATCCACGAAATCTCGTACCCTGTTCAATACCATGTTTTACTCTCACGGTTGTACTCAATAACCACTTCTTATACTCCTGAACCGATAATTTCTTATTTAAACCATTGTCTCCGTTGAAGGGGAATGTGTTTTGATTTAAGGTTTTACCCTTATCATTAGTGGGAATGTAGTTGATCACAATTACATTAACTGTTCTACCCGACCCAACTGCGGGGGTGGAAAGAAAGGGATCCACATCTTCATATTCGATCGGATTAAACGATGTGTCAACACCATTTAAAATAGTGGATTCGTCAATAGGTTCTAGAATGTCCTTTTCACAGGAATACAGTCCGATAACCATAACCACACACAAGAAATAAAGATTTTTCACAATACTATTATTTAAAATTCTAAACAAAGATAGTGATATTTATTTATATACCAAACTTTTTCTGGTATATTTTAAAAAAAACTTAGGATACTATGAAACTTATATTGCGTGAAGATCAGATTAGTAGTTTAATGAGAAATTATAGATCATTAAATGAACAGGCACCCACAGGTGGGTTTAATCCCGAAACTAAAACCGAAACTATTGATTTTAAATCTGTTTGGTCATCGGGTAGATGGAAAGTTACCGCAACCCAAGTACAAAGTATGAATGCTGCTTTATCCCCGTTAGTTGAGTTCTTAAAGTCTAATCCAATGGCAAAGGTTAATATTGAGATTATTGCAGGTGAATCTCAGGTAACCAACTTCGATAGAGAAAAAATGGGTTGTGGTAATGGAGTATATAGTGAGGCGTGTAAACTACAACCAGGTGTGTTGTCAAATAACAGAGCACAATCGGTTTATGATTTCCTATTAAAGAAATTTCAGGATTTAAAAACAAATGGTCTAATCCAAACCATGCCTAACACACCAACGAAGAAAACAGTTATAGGTACCACAGCCTATAATCCAAAGGTTGATAAGGCGTCGGATCAGAAGTATACTAATGAACAATTCGTTAAACTTAATATAAGTGCGACGGCTTCTTATGATTGTTTAATCGGTATGGATATTACAGTTTCATACGAAAAAGGTTCGGGTCACCAGTGTGATGAGGCGATCTTCGGACTTAAAGTAAATGGTCAATTATTAGGTATAGTCAATTTGAATAACGGACGTAAGGATGTGGGTCAGGAACAAGTCCCTGGAGTTGTAGATATTGAGCAAGCTATTTATAACCACAATAAGAGAATTGTCGATCCATTAGTAAACCCATGGGCTCAAAGAGAATATAAAAATTGGTTAGACAATAGGGCAAAAACCCGTATCGCGAGATTTGCTGATGCCATAATCAATGTACCTGAGTTAGGAATAGAAAATAAAAAGGCAAGTGATTTTACCGAAGGTCCAAGAGCCCCCAGAATAACCTCGGCAACCAGTCTAAGATTACACTTAGTTCTACTGTATATCGAGAAAAACGATTTTGAGGGTAAGGTGGTTTATAACCCCGATGCCGTTGTAGACGATACTTTCATTGCGACTATGAAAGGATTTGGGGATCATAAAGGTAAGAAAATGAGTGAGGTTGATACCGTTGGGAACACGGTAAAGGCCCTAAAAAACTTAGCGGGTAGAGAAACTGATAATCAGGTTGGTGGTAGAAGGGCTCAAACCTTTAAATTAGATACATCAATGGCCCAAAATATTGTTCAAAACGCAAGTGTTAAGGATAAACTTATCTTCTCTTTAGTCCCTAAAGTTGATAGAACGGGTCCGTACAAAATGTTCTTCAATCAAGGTTCTCATAGTGAAGTCCCCACTGTTAAGATTGTCGGTAGGGAAGGTGACGTTAGATTCCAAGGAAGACCAAACCTCAAAATGGACAGGGGCGCCATGGCCGAAACCGTTATCCTACAGACAGATCTTTGTGGTAAAACAATAACTAATCAACAATAGTACTGTGTTGGTACATTTTTATTAGTCGTTGATTGGATTCTTCCAATGCAATACTGTCGAGTACATCGCACTGTTTTTTAGTTCTCCAATCACATCCACACCAAAAGTAATTTTCACCTGTAACTGATCGACGATCGTACATTGATTGGATATTCCTCAACGTGGGTTGACAGAATCCCATTGTATCGTAGTAAACCATGGTTTTATCGTATTTAACCACCACACCATGATTATCAATAGCGGTTCTTTGGACCCCACAAGAGGTGATAAGTAACCCCAAACCAATAATAAAAAATACCTTTTTCATATTCTTATTCTTTAAAGTACATGACAAATATAGGTATATTTTATGATATTCCAAATTTATTCTAAAAAAAGTTGTAATTCTTTTTCTACGTCAAAGTAATCTCTGATGTTCTTACCCACCATTTGTTTGTACCAACGACCATCACCATCCATCCAAACATAAGGGTTATCGGGATTCTCATCCCACCCAAATTCTGAATAATATACTAAATCTTTTCTTAAGAGATTTGATCGATGTGATGAGTGAAAAAATTCAATACCAACCCAATCAGGTACGATAACTTTACCCCTGATCGGTTCATGTTTCATGGTGTTATTAAAGCCCCTTCTTACCCATTCGTCAATGGAGAGATTATAATATAGTTTTAAAGCATTCACATGATTCCCCCACATGATACTACAGGGATGATTAACCCAACCCTTATAAGGTTTACCATCTTTACGCGGTCTACCCGTAATTGCTGAGATTATTTGGAATGCCTCCACCCTCTGTTTACCTAACCTCTTGTCGTCTAAGACCTTTAATGATTCTCTAAAATCACTGTATGGGAGGAACGTCTGCATGGATCTATTGAGTTATTAAATATGTTAGTGATAGGATCGTACCGATTAAAACCACTAAAAGTAAATTCCTCTGTGTTTTAAACTCGTTTTCTAAATCGTCTTCAGACTTACCTATTTTTCTTTTCATCTTGTTTTATCGATTTAATAATGTACATGACCAAAATAAAAAAAGACCCACCTAGAATAAGATTAAAGAGATACTCAAACATTATACTTTTTCTTTAAGGGGAATATGATAACCAATCCCACCTTGTACTCCTGGTATCCTCCCGATTTCCTTCTCTAATTCCTCACGGTTAAGAATCTGCGAGTCTTTATTGTAGATCGCCCACTCCCAATCCTTATCGGGTCTATAACCTGGTGGAACATAGTCTTTGTGGACACCCGGATCCCAACTACGGAGTGCGACGAACTTACCGATTAGTACTCGGTCATCCGAGGTTTCCAATACCGTCATCCCTTCATAAACTTTTTCTAAAGATGGTTTATTGTAAGTTACGGTGTATCCGCAACGTAATGATTTTTCTAAATCCTCATTACTTCGTTTACTAATAACTAACATTTCATCTTTATTAAAGGAGTGTCCGTACTTTTTAGGTACATCTACATTCACCTCCTCCATTTTACCGATGTTCTTGATACCCACTGACCTAACCGCTTCACTAACAGTATCGAACATTTGTGGGTGGGTCATTCCTGATTTCAGGATAACTTTGATTTTCTTTAACTTCATGTTACAAAAATTTAAGGTTATTTGTTTCGGGGTCCCAATCCACCGTTATGGGAGAATTTACTTGTTCATATTCTTCATTCAATACCGAAGCATTAATGAAGTGAGTACCATTATGGAATTTATATCCATAAGACCCATGTATGTGTCCAAAGACGTGAATCTTTGGTGGATGTTTATCCACTTTAACTCTAAGTAGTTCACACCCCAAATGAGGGGTATTCCATGGAGGTCCACTTACATCTAAATGATCTTGTGGTGGTCCATGTGTAATTAATATATCAGTCTTTTCAGGTATCCAAAACCATTTCTCTTCAAGATCCGCACCATTTCTTGGTAGGTTAAACGCCCATTGATAGAACTCAGGTTGCCACGGTGAACCGTATAAGACTAAATCATCTATAATGGCCTTCTGATCTAAGAGATATCTTATGTTTGGATATAATTCTAATAGTTTTGGTATCGATCCCATGTTTATCTCAAACCATCGATCATGATTACCTGCTATTAGAACCTTATTCTTATAATTCTCTAATCTATCAAACCATTCCAAAAATGGTGATGCCTCTCTCCAAAAGTAACCGCTGTTCATAAAGTCACCGGCGTGGATAATCAAATCACCACCGGGTAACTGATCTGTCAACTCGGCGTGTTTAGTGTGTGTATCAGATATGAATGTTATTACCATCTTCTAATTCTTCTAACTGTTTTTCTAAACGACTGACACTTCCCCAAATGATACCCGCATTAGGATCGATTGCTTTGATTTGATCAACCAATTCTTTTTGTCGGCCATCGGAATAGAATCCGCGTTCAATCCAACCCGCAAGATCTTGTAAGTGTTTAGGTGCTGCAATGGAAATACGCAAATCATAGTGAGTCCATTTAGTTTTCCAATCCCAAAATTGGATACCTTTAGTCAAATGTCTGTGTAGATTATGTAACCTACGATTACGAACTCTCACGATTGATTTATCATTTCCGAATACATGAAGGAATCGTAAGAACCAACGAGGACACCACCATGGTTTTGCTTCATAGTCCATCGCAAGTACAAGTGGTCGGAGCACTTTAGTCATTTCACTTTCTTTATAGAAGGTGATACCCAAATAACCATACTTGTCTAGATTGGATGGGAAGAAGATATAACGTAGGTCACTCCACTCTAAATTACGAGTGTGAATCATCCCTTTGGAACGACCCCTCCAAAATAAGAGACTTTCTAATAAAGACCTTACCCTATCAGAGAAAGTTGTTTCATGTTTTATGTAGAACTTTGATTTCTTCACTTATTTAGGAATTTATTTTAAACCACTTAATTAGAATACTCGCGGTTTTATAATTGGTCGCTAGGGGTACGTTGTGTACATCACAAACCCTCATTAACATAGCAATGTCCACATCGTGTGGGTGTTTATCTAAAGGATCTCTGAAAAATATAACACCTGTTATTTCTCCACGTGTTACCATCGCACCAATCTCAGCGTCTCCACCCATTGGGCCCGAAGCTACTTTCTCAACTTTATCAATACCCGCATGTTCACAATGTTTACCTGTAGTTCCGGTGGTTACAATATCGACATCCTCCCTATTAAAAAAATCTAACCTTTTCATTACAAAGGCAACTAAGTCTGCCTTCTTATTATCGTGTGCTATTAAAGCGAACTTCATAGATCCCCCTATCTTGTTTATTTCAACCATTTTTTTTAGTATAAACCACCATTAACATCAATCCTCGCCAAATCGAGAGGACTCATTCTATCCCACCACTCATCAGGCATATCCTTCAGACTTTTACTTTCATTTAAATTTGGAACACCGTACACATCAGTCTCATAAACTCTATTATTATTGTCAATATAACAATCAACTGACTCTAGATATCTCATAAGAATAATATACGGAATTTTTTATCTAAAGTCAAACTCCCTTACACCTTCTTTTCTTCGATGATTCAGTGCCATCTTCTTAATCATGTCTCGTTTCGTCTGACCATCATAAATTCCATTTAAAACAATAGTTGGTTTAGACCAATCAGAGGTATAAACATAAATCTTTGAGAGACCCACTAAACGATAAAGAAATGGTTCATATAACTCAACGTCCTTAATTCTAAAGTATTGTATCTCTTCCGTAGTAACACTGAACACACCCTTCCTCTCTACGATTGAGTCTCCAGTGTAAATCCACGTCCAAAACCGCAGAACCAATATTTTCCATAAAAGAAAAAATGAAAACAAAAATCCTAACAGAGGGTGCATAAAGTATAGACCAACAGTTAAGATAATAAAACCTATGTTCAACCATTGTGATGGTTGATCAACAATGCCCCTGCTCATTACTAGTGTGCTCATAACCCGTATTTTTTATTTAATATGTCAATAGTTTCTTCTGCGGTCTTGTGTAAGATACCGATACCACCCTTAGATATCCAATCATTTATATTCGATTCTCTGTCATCGATTAAAATGTTGTTGGGTCCCGAGTATTTTTGTTTGTGAAAGGAATACGTTAGAATCAACGGTGTTCCCGGTAGTTCCCGATCAACCCAATTCTTTTTTCCCTCTCTAGACCCAAAACCTTTACGAGAGGGGGAAGATAATAAGATGGGATAATATTCTTCAATATACCCCCACAACCTCTTACCATCACTCATCCATTCTAATTCTTCCCAAAATTTACTTCCAGCCTTATTAATTGGGGACCAAAACTCATCAGTACTCTGATAAGTGCCGTCCAATTCTAAAGCCCCAGGTAACCTACTATACCCTTTATCAAAATCCACTATAACACCATCCATGTCACAGAAGATCTTGTATTTTAAATTATCAAAAAGTAACATATTATTCAATTGAAATTATTTCGTACACAACATCACCCATCTCAAAGTTCTCCCCTACCTGTTTACCTCTCAGGTTTTTACCCAAACCACTTTCTATTGATATGTGACCGAAACCATCTGTGAGTCCACCACTAGTTTCCGATAGTAAGAACCTAAAATTTTGTTTACCATCCCTGTTAACAACAACTTTAGAACCCATGGAAGAGATTCTTTCACCATCATAATCTGAGTTAATCCATTCCTTAAAGGTCGTGATGTTAGGGTTTGTGAATCTCAACTCACCTTCCCACCACCGGCCAATAATAAATTCTTCAGACACCCCTTGGGGGAAGTGTGATACGATACCACAGTAGGGATAGTTGGAACCTAAGTATCGGTAAGTTCCCCTGTCAGTGTGTTCAAACAAGGGACATGTATAGGACATCCCCTTATTCCAACGGTTATAGGTTAACGCGGTTACATTATAATAGTAATCCATTCGTTTATCCATAAGTTCCTCTATTTCAGTTCTAGAGTAGAGTTTATTGAACTCTAACTCCTTATGGAACATCTCCGTGAGTAGTTCTACTCTATCTTCAGTTTTAACCATGATTGAATGTAGTTAAATAAAAACCTAAAACAAATACTGTTAACAGTGTGACACCCACACCGATAAAAAACCCTTGTAGCTTCGGGTCTAAATCTTCAAACTTAGGGAACATAATTTTCAACTTTAGTAAGTAACTCTTCAACTTCAGTAACATCTTGGTATCCCAATACATCGTCGTATGGGTCTATAAAGAATTCCCTTGTGAATTCTCCATCTTTGAACACTGCGACCTCATACATATCATACTCATATGGGTCGTTCAGATCCATACGTGGGGATGAATATGCGAACTGACCCGCAACAATAGAAACCTCTAAACCGTTTGGAAATGGTACTCTACCAGCCCAACCACCGTAGGGTTTTTGTTTGAAATTAACTTGTTTTAGTTCCATGATAGTAATGTTTATAACACAAAGATAATGATAATTTCAATATATCCAAGAAAATAAAAAAAAAATTTTTAGTATTTATCTTAAAACAGTATTATGATAACAACATTTCAATTAATCGTATTCGTTTCATATGTGGCATACATAATGAAAAAATTTAACGGTCCAATCCACTCCATATCAGACTCTTGGTACCAATTACCTCAGAAAGAAAAATTACTTTTTAGTGTTTTTTGTTGGTCTTTAGGTGGGGCAATGTTATTCCAAGGAAGTGGTGACACCATTTACTTTTTCTTGTCTGGATTAGGTTTGTGTTTTGTTGGAGGGATGGTGGCTTTCAGACAAAATATAGGATCCACAGATAAGATCCACTACTTAGGTGCCTTAGTGGGTATTGTTGGTGGACTAGTTGGTATAGGTGTCGAAGCCCATACATGGATACCAGCAATACTATGGTTAGCCTCAGCGGTTATCCTGAAACTATTAAAAGTAAATCACTTTATTTGGTGGGTGGAGATCGCCGCGTTCGCAACGATTGTGTCAGGACTTTACTTAGTTTAAATCCTCTAAAAGTCTTTCGTTGGTGATGTATTCGATTATTCTTTCCATAGTCATCTCACCACTCCAGTACCTCCAATTACTTACCTCGGGATTAGTTTTCTCGAGGTAATTAATTTTTACAGGTACCGTTCCTTTTTCACAGTTGTAGTTACCTTGTAACTCTATACGAATGTCCTCTTTACTATATCGATTACCACTACCAAAGAACTTACTTCTAAGTTCTGAAAACTCTCTTCTTTTCTCTAAACAATCAGGACTTTGTTCAAACTCCTCTTGTATTTTTTTACAGTAACCCTCCATATGTGATTTCATATCTTCATAGGTTGGGTAATCTAAATTCATGTTCCACATCGGATTTTCATATTCAAATACTAACCCATGGTAGTTAACATATGCGGAGAAGAAAGACTCTAAATGAGATATCTCGGTTAGTTTTTCTCTATGAACAAACAACGCCATTTGTGACGGTGGTATTGAAATTATGTAACCCTCATCAATCATAATGAATTTATGTATTGAGTTGAGTTGGGTTTCTGCCTCGTTTCTTACACTATCCTCGTGTAGGTATGAGTGTTCGTCAGCAAAATCATTTATGATATCATCTTTATGGGCCATCATCATTTCTTTGTACATGTCGTAATCGTCGGTAAAGGTTACATACCCACTATCCCATAATTGTTTTATAAAATCTTCTACTCGTTCATCTTGCCAATCCTCATCCGCCTCAGTAATATCCTCTCTTAAACGTTCCCCATGATCTGCATATGGGTCTGAGTCATATGAATAGTAGTTTGATGTCTCCATAACCTGATTTAAGTCATCATCTTCACCATCAAAACTAAATTCCAACAAATCTCCACCTCTTTTATATTCGTAACTTAAGTTTTCTAATTCACCGTCTGTTATGTAGTTTTTCAAATCTTCAACCAGTTCATCACCCCCTTTATTAACGAGAATATCGACAATTGGGTTATCGTTATCTCCCACTATTTTCTCAATGAGAGTCGCAGAAAGTCTATTACTTAAGAAACCCATCCTATCTGTCTCTTCATCTGAAACTGGTTCATTGTTATATAGTGAAGGGTAGAAATAACCCGTAACCTCAATTTGTCTATCAAAGAAATCAGGTAGACTAATACCCCTATCGTTCTTATCCATGAATTGTTTGGTTTCAAAATGGAATTGATATTTCTCCGTTGGGTCTTCTCTCTTTATTACAACATATAATGGTCCTTGACCACTATGTGATGCAAAGTGGTTCTTTCTGTCTTTATAGTTTTGGTTGGTTGAGTATGGTCCCCATGCAGTACACCACTCAGTTCCTGTCCCTAAGTAAGCTGCCGCCTTCTCATTTTTAGGGATGTATATTAACCATTCATCACCACTATGTTCTAAATCGAACTCATCGTCACTTAAAACATTCAGTAGATCAAACACATTACCTGTCTCTCTACTATAATACTTCTCAACTAATGAGAATAAATCACCAAGAGTTTTAATCTTGGTCATATCAACAGGTACTTGGTGTTTATAAACCAAGTTTAAGTAGTCGGTTGCCTTAGGGTAATCTTCGGGTTTCAAGTTACCGTCCTTATACATGGAAATCAATAACTTGGAAAACTTACCAATCTTTTTAATTTGGTCTCCCGCGATCTTTGTTGCGGGGTCAACAGATATGATACGATTAAATGTCTCCTTTTCAATATCAGAATAGTATTTCTGATAGATCTGTTCAGGAGCCGCCTCCATAATTAAATCATAAACTGTATCTATTAATCTCATATCTTAATAATTTATATCAGATATCCTATCCGAAAGGATCATGTTGAATTCTTTATCATCGATAGATGGATACCATCTATCATCTAACCTTACGCTTGGTTTTTCACTATACCCATCATAAAACAACTCTCCGAATATATTTTCTGAATCATTTAATTCGAATTTATCCTCCAACCAATCTAAAAATTCATCAAATTCATTTGGGTCTTCAGAATTAATATCGATATTAAAGTAATCTGGTATTAATTTACTAAGTTGAATCTCGATTTTAATCGATTCGTCATTAAACTCAATGACGTTACCTACTTCCTCTAATGCGGATTTTATTTGATTTCTACAATAATCCACATACTCGTTGGATTCGGCGTCGGATAACGACCATCTCAGAGCGGATTTTATCTCGTCATCATCATCAAATTCATTAATCAAATCTTGTAATGGACTATCGGCAAAGTCTTCGAGATCATAACCATTGTCGGTTATCATTTTATTTATAATCTCTTTTATTTTAGATTCATTCTCATCATTAATATGATAATCTAAAACACTCTCCCAATCACCATCATATCCGTGTGAATCATATAACTCCCACGCATCACCTGACATTACCGTTTCAAAGAAACCGATAGACACAGTTCTACCTTCTTTATTGGTGTATTTTCTAACTACCCAATCACCATCTAAATAACGATCTAAATCGTCAGGAGTGATCTCTAATGTGAAGTCGAAAAGATTTAATTGGAATGGGATTTTAATTGCGTTTGGTTCTAAGAATACTGATGGGTTTCTCTCAAAGAGATTCTTATAGTATGCTATCTTACGATCATTTTCAACCAAAGGCAGTAATTTAATTCCCACGACATGACGTTAATAAATAAAATTATTGTTTGGTAACCTTACCCATGTAAGCACTACTATCCATAGTACCATCGTCTTTAAAGATAAAGAAATTACCGTTGGGGTCTTTAGCGAGTTTTAGAGGGATACCGTCAGAGTCTCCGCCCGCCACTTCTTCATTATCTGAATCATCAGGTGATAAGTCCGAATTGTCAATGTCATTCTGATCTTCGTGGTCCTCAAACCCCGGTTGTTCTTCAGGGTCTTGTTTTCCTAATGCCATTATCTCAGGATCGGTCGAACCCTTCCACTCCTCTTGCTCTTTAATTATCTTAGATACAATAGATTGTATATCCTGTTGATTTAATTTGACTACTCTCTTTGACATAACAATGTTTTATTAATAAATATCCAAATCTTTAAAAAAGGGTAGTTCTAAATCCTTTTGGGATAATAATGGTCCCTTAATTAATTCCCAATTAATATTTAAATCGGGATCGTTAAAAATAATCCCTCCCTCACTTTCTTTATTGTAGGGATTATCCACTTTATAGTTAAAAATGGCGGACTTTGATTTGGTTGAGAATCCATGGGCACAACCTTTAGGGACAAAGACAGATCTTTGTATCCCCGCATGAAGAGGCACCTTTACAACATTACCGTAGGTGGATGATCCAACTCTTATGTCGACAATCACATCCAACACCATTCCATGTGTACATCTAACTAATTTAGATTGTTCATACGGTGGTTTTTGGAAGTGTAGTCCCCTTATTACGTTTTTAATGGAATAGGATTCATTCTCTTGGACTACCGAAAAATTTAATCCTGTTAAACTATTAAAGTCGTCAACATTAAAAGGGATATTAAAATATCCTCTCCCATCATCAAACCTTTCCCATTCAATGATGTAACAATCTTTTATTTTAGTTTCTGTAAGTTTCACCAATCATATTTGAGAGATGGGACAAAAGATCTTTGTGATAGATATTAATAAGGATTTCATCTCCACCCAATATAGTGAATTGGGTCTTAAAATTATTACAGTAATTAAAGGCACCTTCTAATTGTACCTCATTCTTACAACTGTTAATAACCTTGATCGCCTTTTCATAGGCTTCAGTCATTGTTGGTATCATAATCTTCTATTGATTGTATGTAAATCGGTGTTTGTTCTCCAACATACGAGTTAAGAACATTGTAATCTAAGTATTCCATTGCTTCCTCAGTGGAGAGCCCTTCATCTACTAAAACCCACATCATCTTGGTAATATTATATATTAATTTACCACTTAATGGCTCAACCCCGACGATTGCTTCATCAAACCCGTCGGCTTGTAAAAAATCCATATCCGGGTACATCTCATGTATCTTCTCAATATTTTTCATAAGAGAAAGATAAAAAAAATATTTTATAATATCAAATTTAGATCAAATGTTTGTCTCTGATCATTTGGACAAATGAATGAAATATTGCATTTAAAGCTGCGGTGTCTGACTCTGTTGTCTTATCAACAATAGGAGTTATCTCACTTATTGTTGTGTAGGTTTTATTTTCGTTTGACATGATATTTTTTTTCTATTATATTAATTTTATTTCTCACCATCCGTACAAAGTGCCTCACCCTCATCCACCGCGGCCTTACCTTCACAAATCATAGCCGAGGTACAACATTCCGCCCTTTGGGCAAAATTATCCCCATGCTGTTCACACGTAAGTGTTGTTATACAAGGTTCTGGACAAAAACAACCCGAGCCGTACCTATAACATGAACATACTCCCGGAGGGTTATGTTGTACCATATAGTAGCTTGGTGACTCGGAGTTCTCAACAATAAAATACAAATCTCTTTCTTCCACATCGAAGAAGTGTCTAGTCACCTCTTTGAATGTGAAACCAACATCTGTGATTGTTTTAGTTTCCATTTGGTCGTCGCTAAATCTATGAATAACTAATTTATCCCCCACCTTAAGGTTTTTTACTTCTTGGAAAACCACATTATCCGTAGGATCTACCGTTAAACAAACACCTAAAAGACCGTTTAAAAAAATCGTACCATCTTCTAATGTTATTTCACTAATTACCACCAAATCAGAACCATAATTATTACTGATAATGATAGAACTTGCGAGTGGACTATTGGAGTAGACCTGACTTACGGGTTCACTATAAGATGGCCATCTGTGATCGTTATCTAAATTAAGGTTGTATAAACTTAAAGATCTTACACTTTCACCAACAGACATACTGTTAACAGTCCTTAGGTTTCCGTTAGAATCAATAACCTTAGATACAGAATAGGTGTGGTAATTTTTGTTTAAATTTTTGTTACCTATCTTTTGTATAAACTTAGGTCTTTCCCATAATTCAATTTGTCCATTAGGTTTGTAATCAACGTTGGGATCTATGGATACCCTATTGGTGTGTATATAAGGTGTCATAAAATCTAACACATTTAATTCGTTACCATAAAGTAGGTGTACAGTCCTATAGGTTTTTATTTTCCCTTCGACTAAATCATCCGTATTAATAATATACTCCTGTAATAATTCGTCAGGTAATAAAGAACCTTTTAAAATATTTAAATCCTCCACCGAGTTAACTTTTAATACCTTGGGATATTCATTATAATCCGATGTTGGGTATCTGTTTTTAATTATATAATTTGGATATGCCCCGTTATCTCTTAAGTCGGTCCCTAATAGATCCATAGATATCCCATTACCATCATTAAAGTACGTGGGACAAATGTTAGAAGAATTGTTATCGTGTAATAACTTAAAGAAATTGAAGTTGTCTTTAGCGTAGGTCTCGTCGATTAATGCGTTAGTATCAAAACAAACTCTCAGTAGGAGTCTATTTGGGGCGTCCTCCACATCAATGGATGGGAAAAGATTACTTTGACTTACTTTTATCTCAAACGTGGTTGTCTCCGGCAAACCATCGTTAATTGCATATACCCAATAACTTATATTGTCACCTTCATTTTTGTTTAAATCATTTACATCGACAGTTCCAGAACCTTTGGGTAGGATCACATAGACTTCGTCGATACCATTATCATTGATTAATTGTATAAACGATTGGCTGTTAAAATAATTTTTGAAGTAGGTTGTGGCAACAACAATTGAGGTATTCGTTTCTAAAATTTTAAATGATCCATCGTTGTCTTTAACGTAATCTGTTGCTAATAAAACGCCTTTCATATTAATGTTTTCTCATTTTTTACTTTGAAGTATGGTTTGTCAACCTCGCTCCATTTATTTTGCGGACAATCGGAATAGATATCAGTAAATACTTTAGCATTTATAAAGCAACCACATGAAAGACATCTACAAAGGGGATTGTTAATATCCCTTGATCTGAACTCACATCCGTTACATACCTCCAACCTCTTAAGAGCCAATTCTTTCTGCTCCTCCGTAGGTGATATCTTAATTCTTACCGCCGAAATGATTTTTTTTAAATCTATTTCCATAATATTCTTTTCTTATATATAAATACATGGTAAATCAAATGTGGACTTGATTCACATCATATTTGATTATTCTTTCACAATCCCATTTGAACCATCTAAGGACTTGTTTCTGTGTTGGGTAACAGTCTTTAAGTATTTCACCTTTTTTTATTTTTATCTCCTCAGTTAAGGGGTAATCAATACAGGTGTCGAAGACCCATAGTTTTTCGGGACACAACCGAACAAGAACGTTATGTGTTCCAATGTGTCTGTAATGTCCGTATTCACCTCCTTGATTGTGAGTCACCACCTTTTCCCATTCCCTTTCTTTTAATACCCTTTCCAATCTAGGTATGAGTATCGATTCATTATAGGAGACTGATGATTTATAGGGTTCCCCATCCCAATGCTCCCATTTCTCAACACCTAAAAGTTCCATAGCACAAATAAATTCTTTGTGCCTAACTAAGTGGTTTCCGTAGTCCAAACAAACAACCTTATATTCACCCTTACACTTCAACAGCTCACCACCCCCGAATAGGGTTTCATCGTCTGGGTGGGCAACAATCATGAGTTTATTAACCGGCATAAAAGACCTCAATGTTTGGGTGTACCTGTAAAATACTTGCGGGTCTATCCTTACTCAACTCACCATAGAAACACTCATTTAAAATGTCCCACTTACTTTGACCGTTGGCAATTACAATTATTTTCTTTGATTCTCTAATAGTCTTTAATCCCATAGTAAACGCCCTCTTTGGGACTTCGTCTATGGAATCGAAGAATCTACTGTTGGCACTAATAGTCTCTTCAGTTAATTTAACTTTTCTAGTTCTAGAGGTAACCGAAGAACCTGGTTCATTAAATGCAATGTGACCATTATGACCAATACCTAAAATGGTTAGGTCCAATCCACCTAACCCCTCAATAATTTTATCGTACTGATCATCGGGGAAGTGTATGTTCTCTTTATTTAAATTCACATGTAGGAATAGATTCTTATTCATAAACATATGATACGATTCAGGATGTGAATGACTAATCCCCTCATACTCATCTAAGTTGAAAGTTTTTACATTGGACCAATCCAAGTCGAATTGGATTAGGTTTTTGTACATCCCGATCGGTGTCGATCCGGTTGGTAAACCTAAACGTAGGTTGGGGTTGTTTGTTATTTCCTCCGCAACTATTGATGCGACGTACTCTGACATTTGTTCATAAGTATCGAATAGTGTTATCATGGTTAAGAAAATTCAGTTGATGATGAGACTCTAAGTCCATCGATTATTCTATCATGGTATTTGGGTCCCCATACGTGTCCACCCTCCAACCTTTGTATCTCCTCATACTTTTCATCGTGGACCCAACCATCAGGTCCCCCCCAATCAAAAGCCATATTCAGAAATTCTTGTGAATCGATCTCCTCACCATATTCATTCACCACTCGACCCGACAGCACATAGTCAATTAATGTCTGTTTATTGTTGTAGTATTTATTGTTATGGAAATTCCAACAGAACTTCCAACCCATACTTCGTTTACCCAAATGAATGGACATACCCTCCATGAACATGTCCCACGGACTAAACCATTCCAAATCTTTGTTGGGACTAATGAACTTAAACCCACCTTCAATATCTGAAGGATTAAGTTCCATGGTTTCTATCTGAACAACTAAAATATCTCTTTTCTTTTTCACCTCATCTGCTTGAGGAATTCTGTAATAATTTGTTCCCATTATCTTATAATATCAAAATTAATAATAACATTACAACTAGTACATACCACAGTATCTATTCTTCCTCTGTATGAATGATCATGGTCCCATAACTCAACGTGACTTGAGTCATCAGAACATCTACATCTACCTTTGTCGATACAACTTACACCATCCCACTTTTTAAGTTCGGGATCGTTAACCCATTCATCTCTTAGTTTACTGACCATATTAAGAAAATTTGTGTTTTCGATACTAATATAAAGAATTTATTTTAATATGTCAATAAAAAACCCCTCGAATTCGAGGGGTTAGTTCTCAAAGTTTAATTTGAGGTTGTTTGTTGCCTAAGGTAGCAGGCTTCGTTAAAGTTTAACCCTTCATAAACTTATGGATCAAACTCTTAATTTCATTTTCATTAAGACTTGGTCTTTCTTGGAATGCCATCGCACCTTCATCTCTAAATGTTGCCAATGCTCTTTGTACTGACATATTTGGATTGGTGCTCTTAAGTTCGTTTTTAAACTGATCCAATAACTCTATTAAACCTTCTTTAATTTTTTCGTCTGTCAGTGGGTGGTTCGAACCGAAATCACTTCTTTCTCTATCAATTTTAACAGGTGTAGATGCATCATCGGTTCCTGTCATAATTGTTTTACCGTCAAATTTCTGGGGGTTGTCTAAATCAATAACAACTCTTTTTACAATCTGAGCATCATTCTTAAGTTTCGATGCCTGTCTTTCCCCTGGTAATTTCTTTGCATAATCCACATCATACTTTAGACTCCATTCCCATCTTTCAACCTCATCGTTTTGATTCTTTTGAATAGCTTTACCTGAGATCTTAATTTGGGACATAACCATTACCTCGAAATCATCTTCAGGGAAATCATATGTATTTAAATTAAGAACGGGTGTTTTACCTAAGTTAGTACTGGAGGTAAAGATAAGTGGATCCCAATTACGTGTTCTGTGTGTAACTTTTCTTCTAATTCCGAATGTTGGGACTTTCTCAATCTGTTCTACCGGTTTTCTTAAAGACGTTGTTGTGTGTCTCAAGAACATTTCCTGACTTGGATAGGTTTGGATTGAATGTGATTCAAATTCAATGTCTTCGTTATTTACTTCACTATATCTATTAACGTGTGGGTATACCCTTGCATCGTCCGTTACGTTCTGTCTATTATCAGTGATAATTGGTGGTAAACTTAATTTCTTAAGTGTGTTTACTACTTCTTCATCAGATGAAAACTCATTTAATGTTGAGTTTAATGTGTTTAATATTTTAGTTCTTGTTGGGATTGTTGTCGTGGCACCAGTCTCTTTATCGATACCTGGAGTAATGAAGCTCTTTTCAATATCCATTTCATCACCCTCTTCACCCGGAATTGGCTCGGCCTTATAAGACCCTTTACCTCTTGGTTCGTCGGTAGGACAGTTGTCATTAACTAGCATGACATTACCGTATTTTTCCTGAAGCATTGGGACCAACTTAGGCTCTCTCTCAGTTAATTCATCCCACTCACAAGTGAAAACTAATGGTATTGGTTCGGAATTCTCATCTTTAAAATAATACCAACCAACGTGTTCTCTTGGTTCTTTCTCATCTTCAGTCTCGTAAGGAGGTGAGTACATCGGTCTAAATCTTTGGAATTTAGCACCCGCTTTAGATGGTTCGTCTGTTGGAATACCCTTCTTTGGCCACTTAGGGTCAACAATCATTTGTCCCGTGTTCTTATCGACCTTATATTTTGTACGTGCCATCTCATCAACTTCTTCTTCGTCAAAACCTTGGTATCCCGCATGACGGTTATCCGTAAGGTTTTCACCCAAAATTGTGAGTATATCTTTCTTACTTAATTCTTCCATGGAATTCTTTTATATATAAATACTTTATTTATCTAAATTGTTGTCAGTATCCATCTGATCTTCCGTACTTAATACTCCAATGAACACTTTGGGGTTGATACCCATTCCCGCCGCAGTGGACAGTCTTGTGTTACCAGCAACTAAGTGGTATCTATCTCCGAACTTTAGAATGAGTGGTCTCTTGTATGAACCATCCTCAAACTTACGTTTTAGTTTATCGGGATTGCTCTTACCATACATCTTAGAGACATTGTAAGCCCCCTTCATATCACCTTTCTCAATCTCATTAGATTCGGTGTTTTCAAGTTTTTCCCACACATCGTCGGTCAATGTAGTCTCGGTTGACTTATCGAATATATCGACCAACTCTTGTACCTTAACGTGGAAACCTTCTTCCCTATTAAGATATTGAGCGACTCTTTGGATTTCTTCCATCTCACCCTCTATATCGGGTCTACTGATGGATTTAACCTCCATTAACTGACTTATACGTTTGATTTGTTCGGATATCAACATATAGATAAATATCCTTTAAGAAACTTTAATCCATTTTTCCGTTGAATCTAACTTAAAGGATCCTACATATTTTTGATTCCATTCATTAGGACCAATTAAGGATAGAAAGACTTCCTCTTTGTTATTCACATAGAGATGATATGTGCCACCAATAAGAGGAATAAAAGAATACTTAGATTTATAAATTAATTGATTCCAATTGTACTCATCAATTAATTTATTGTATTCGTCTTTTAGTTCTTCAAATTTTGTTTTGATTTGGTGGTTTACGTTAACGACCTGTCTACTTTTCCAACCACCTATGTCGTCAAGTTTTATTGCAGGGGCACCAACGTTTGATGCGTAAGGTAGGATATTGGCGTTGTATCCATCCTCCTCGTTCCATACAATACTATCTGGTTTTTTCTCCCCCATTTAATGGTTTACATAAACATTTATAACATATGTTCTGTGACAATAATAGTGGTGGTATTTCCTCACCACATGACACACATATGTTTTTATTATAATCCATTACAAACTAAAACTTTCCCCACACCCACATGTTCTACTTGCGTTGGGGTTAATCCACTCAAACCCTTTTCCATTCAAACCTCCTTGGTAATCTAGTATGGTTCCGGCTAAGTATAATAATGATGGTTTATTGATTATAACTTTAATAACTTCTAAATCGACAACCTCATCCCCATCATTAATGTCTGTATCAAAATCCATAACATATGATAACCCGCTACACCCACCTCCCTTCACTCCAACCCTTAAGTTGTGAGTGTCTGGTGTGATTCCCTCATCCATCATAAGAGAGATCAGTTTTTCCATGGCGGTCTGTGTAATAGTCACCATAATTAAATTTCTTCTAAGATTCCCACTAATTCGGCAACGAAAAATAGTATACCCGCCCAACCAAACTCTGATTGAGTTAGACATACTGCAGCACCTAATCTTATAAATGATTTTAGTAAACTCAAATAAAAATGTGACTTTGTTTTAGATTCTTTCTCTTGCATAATTTTTTATTTAAAATATAACAAATTTTATTGATTAAATCAAATCGTACTTTTCTTTATTCCATTCAATGGTTTTGAACTTCTTGAATCTTTTGTTTAATACCTCAACAGCCTGAACAAAGTCTTTAGGTATGGGTGAATTTGCTTTACCGTAACACATATGTTTTTCCCCATTCCTATACTGTACATCAACCCATCTCTTACCTTTTCTTAGTGATATATAAATAGATATTGCTCCGTGGGAAAATTGATTTCCCATACAATTTTTCATAATATGTCCCTCTATTTTAAAGTCTTCCTCTCTCTTTAATAATATGGGTTGGTATATCACATCTCCAATTCTTATTTCCCTTTCTATGGTATTAACAAACTCTTTGGGGAAGGCATATCTAAGTCTATATCCTCTGGTAATATACTTTTTTAACCCCATCCACTCTTCGTAAAGGGTATCTAATTCATCATCGCTCTTGGCGGTGAATTTTAATTCAATCCCCTTTTTCTCTATTTTATCTCTAAGCTCAAGTGTATTATGTATACACTTAACTAAACTACCATCATTTGAGATGTTGGTTCCCCTAAGACTGTGACTCTCCCAATTACTGATTAGTTTAACCATATTCCTCTTTTCTGTCTCATTTTTGAGTGTATGGGTTTTTGATGTGGGGGGTGTTGTGTATGCATGTAACTCCCAATTGATCTTATTCATAAAGTCTATGTAATTGTCACCGAAGAGTTTACAAAAATAATTTAGTGTTTTAATAATAATAGGGAGTCCCTCTTCATTGTTGTTTAGTAAACTGACGTACTGTTTAGTTTTTATCCCATACCCATCTAAAATCGCGGGGACAAACTTTCGGTCGTTTAACTTCAGGAACTTTTCTTTAGGATAGTCCTGTTGGATATCTATATAAACTAAGTTATGTCCTTTAATTCGTTTTTTATCTAAGTGGTAATCCACAATTAGGTCGAAGAGTGGATCTACCTCAACCTTATAATACTCCTTACTTTTAAGGTATTCATTATTAATATGTGGTTGTAGGATGTTTTTTACAATATAAAATGCTTCGTTGATTTTGGTCCCAAACCTTTTACCCCACTCATTTGATTTTTTACATCCATTAAAGAGTGCGTCGGTTGTAATTTCGGATAGAGTTTTAAAATCGTTTCTTTTTTTGTGTGACCTACCTCCGTGTCTCTCACCAAAGAACCCTTTAGTGGTTATATGACTGTAGGTCCACACATTTGAATTACTTAAGTCTATTGTTACAGTATATTCGTTTTTAACTTCTCGACTTAAGGTGTACTCTTCTTGGTCGTTATTGTCCTTTGGTCTGTTAAACGTGTACAAGTAATCTATCTCTATTAAGAGTAGATCGTTGTTATGAAATATATTTAATTCATATAGCTCATTACACTTTCCTTTATCCGTCTTTCTTTTTTGTGTGTGATTGAATATTAAGTCCATAATATTAGACGGAGTAATTAGTCCATCCAATAAAATATAAACTTAATTTTTTGGAATGTGTAGTCTAAAAGTCTATGGGAAATCTCTGTACACCGCGGAAATCACCCCATTTTTTTTCTTGTATATAATCGATATAATTTCCATTCCTATCCATACGTTTTCGTTCACCATTTCTCATAGAACTTTGAATGGAGTTAATCCTTTCAGTCATAATTCTAGTGGCTCTTAAAAGATAGTCTACAGGTTTTTTATTGTACTTTGATCTTTCCTGTTTTAATGCACCTGTTAAGGTATCATACTCTAAGGTTGATCTTTCCTTTGTTGTGGTTTCACATAAACTAACAACTATTGAGTTCCTGTTTGTGATGTATCCCGCAACACAGTGGTTCATTTCTTCACCCTCATCAATGTACTGATCCTCATTGACCAATACTACGGGTTTAAAGGTGTAACCATCCATATCAAATGGTTCATTCATTATGTCTATAAAATTTTCATCATACTCAATTAGAATTGTTGAGTCTCTGTCCATTCTACGTTCTATCTTAGAGTAAACCCTATGCTCTTCCATAAAGGTTTGGTATGTACACGCATTTAAAGAGATATATGGATTTATATCAGAAATTTTATCCATTATTCTAATGTGGTCAATGATATCCCCAATAAATTGAGTTAGACTATCGTTAGTCATTACATCACTGGTAATAACCTCGTTCAAAATTTTAATGAAGTTTGTTTTTTCCCTTTTACTTTTTAGTGGTTGGTTTTCATCAATTTCACCGTACACTTGGTATCTCATTCTACCGTTTACGAGAATATCATAATCTAAAGTTACGTGTGACCACTTTACGTTTGAGATATACCTGTAGTAGTCGTTACCTACAATGGTTTTAATTTTTAGGATTAACCATGTATGGGTGAAATTATTATGGGCAATTTTAATACAGGGTGAATGTTTTATACCCATTCTATCCAAACAGGATTGTATTAGTTTGTAACCGTTTCGTTTAAGATACTTTTGTGTGGGGTATAGGTTTATTAAAATATCTTCGTAATTGTTGTTCACTTTTATTCCTTTACCCTTAACCAAATTAAGAAGGGATATTTGTTTCAGAGTGAACCTTTCACGGTGATCATTCAATTTTGTAAAGAAGTTCAATTTCGAGGTGGGTTCATCGAACTTAATGTATTGATCACAAACCGCCTTTAAGGTTAATATCAAGATACCCATATTCATAAGAACTTCTATATCCTTATGTTTCTTAGATAGCGTTTGGTTGCGAGAGTTAGCACTCTTAGGGAATAGATTTTTAAAGTACTCAAAATCAATTTCGTCAAAAAACCATAAAGAGTTGGTTCTAAATTCTTTATGGTTACCTCTTTGTTTCATTATCAGGGTGTTCCCCTTATCAAAATCAAACTTTATGGTTACCTTATTTATCCTTTTCCTCGCAAATTTGTGATTAAAATCTTTGTGTTTTGTGTACACATCCATCACTAATTTAACAACATTACCTTCCCGAGTAATTATATTCTCTCTCGTAAAAATATTAATGTTTGAGAATGGGTCCGACAACGCTTTACCTATCTTCTGTGAATCTTGGGTTAAAAACATCCCACCCATGGGTGCTCTACAAACTCTGAGTCTTTCCCCATCTTTTTTTGGTGATATAAAATGAAACAGTTGTTTTAGTTTTTTACCTCGAACCTCGGGTGGTGGTAAATTAACAATATCGACAAACGATGGTTGGTGGTTAGTCTCAAACACTCTACCAACAATGTCGATAGACATGTCTTTTGGTTTTTGTGAAAGATGAGAGTAATTCTTGTACTTCTCTATTATTGCGTAATTGACTCTTTGTGAAAATATAGTTTCTTTCATGACGTATTATTTATTTCCCAAATATAATAGAAACTAATATTATATGGACATATTTATACGTATATTTTTATCAACATGGCAAAGGCAAAGGTAAATTCGAGCTCAACGTTCAGACGTAAAACCAGAAAAAAGAGACCTGGTGTTCACGCGAAGACTAAGAGATCAGTTCACAAGAACGGAAAACACTACGAAAAGAAGTACAGAGGTCAGGGTAAGTGATCAGATTGGTTGGTACATAATTGTTATGACTCCCATGTTGTATGCGGAGGTATAATAATCAAACCCATATCTTTCACATACATCAATAACACCTCTTTTCATTCCCTCACTGTTACCTGTAATGACATCTAGAGTAAATGGACCTCTAGAGGACATTAATAGTAATTCGTCCTCTATTAACATAAAGGCATCTTCCCGAGCTATCCCATGTAAATCAATCGTACTTTTTTTCATGGATAATCAATGTTTGTTCTAAAACAGACGCGTCGATGAGTTGGTTAAAAATACCTAATACAAGATATGTTGGTATGCCGTCTTTTATGGCCCATTCTTTAACTTTCATTATAATCTCATCTCTCCTTTGCTGTGACATCTCCATGATGCCACTTTCTCTTTTAAGTTCTGCGATTTTTACGATCGCATCGAATCTCTTCAATATTGATGTGTAGATATCATGATCGATTGCATCAATCGTGTTTCTTAGTTCCTCTAATTTTTGATTATAGTCCATTTATTCTAAAACTACGGTATGTTTATTTACGATTTCCAATATCTGATCGTTAATACTGTGTTGGGGTTCAACAATACGAATAGTATCAATAGATACCGTTGTTGAATCGGTCATTGGCGGTGGGGTTGAAACCTTCATCATTTCCTCCCTCAATAATTGACTTATCACTACGAAGTCTTCCTGCATTAATCTATTTTGACGAACTAAGGAAGAACAATCATCTGTTCTGAAGTATTGTACCATAATAACAGTAACCAACAGTAAGATTAAAACTATTAATCTCTGTGGTTGCGTAAACTGTTTTAATATCTCCACAAAATATTTCATTTCTAATTACTTAAAGGTGCTTTTATACTTGGGTGTGAGTGGTAATGTAAAACCTCATAATCAAATTCACCATTCAGGATATCCACATTACTCACTTTCAGTTTAGGTAGATGTGACATTGGTTCTCTTGATATTTGTTCCTTCGCCTGTTCGATGTGATTGGAATACAGGTGAGTGTCACCTAAATTACCTATTAAATGTTCGGGGACCATGTTCACCTCTTTGCCGATCAAAATGAGTAATGTTGCATAAGATGCAATGTTGAAGGGCAAACCTAAGAAGGTATCAACACTTCTTTGGTTCCACATCAATGAGATTGATCTACGTGGTACACCATAGATGTCCATGTGTTCGTGGAAATAATCTGACGATCGGTTAAGTGGGTCAGAATTACCATTATAATAATCAATCCTCTCATCAAGATTTAATTCTCTTGTATAGACTTGGAACCCATAATGACAGGGTGGTAAAACCATGTTATGTAATTCAGAGACATTCCATGCTGACACCATTAGTCTTCTCGAATCGGGGTTGGTGATGAGGTCAGTTATTAAATTTTTGATCTGGTCATTATCTATAAAGTCTTTACCCTGAAATTGTCTCCATTGTTTACCATAGATTGGACCTAACTCACCCCACCTTTTGGCGAACTCGTCATCTGTTTTGATGCGTTCGAGATATTCCTCCATCGTATCGGGCCACTTACCCTTATACTCATTTGTTTTACTAATATAGTTTTTGAATGCATCACCATTCCAAATGTTACACCCATTCTCCACCAAGTACTTAATGTTGGTGTCTCCTTTTAAAAACCACCTCAATTCGGTCATCATTGTTTTGATTGCCATCTTTTTGGTGGTTAGTAGAGGAAACCCTTCACTCATATCGTGTCTGATCTGTCTACCAAAAAGTGAGACAGTACCAGTGCCGGTCCTGTCCTTTTTTTCCTTACCCTCGGTGATAATATCCACCAAGAGGTCTTGGTATTGCTTATCTAGGTTATTCATATCTCCTCATTTTATCTTTAATAACCCAACTAACCCCCCATTTTAACCAAACAAAATCGATACTGTAATAAACAGGACCATCTGTTGTTATTAATACTGTTGGTAATAAATGCCAAACATTATTGTGAACATACTTTTCTATGTACATATCAATTATTATTTAATCTTGAGTTATTTGTTTTTAAGATATTACTACTGTCAACGTTCCATTCGTCGACGTATGCCCTAACTTCTTTGATTCCCCTCGACTGACATTCTTTACACATTCTTTTAAAGAGTTGTTGGGCATACCCCATTTTTCTATATTCTTTATTAACGTATATGTTCTGAAAGAGATTCGATTTAGGATTGTACCATAACCACCCCTTTATTTGATGATCTATAAACAGGCATACGAAGATCCAACCCTTACCTATTCTTTCTATGGCGTCCTCATAAGTCCACATACCGTCCCATTTAATATCGGTATTAAAGCACATAATCTCTCTCCTTAAATCAGCGTAGTTAGGGTGATTGACCACCCTAACATCCGGATAAGTTTCCAAATAATTTACTTTATCAATATCAACGATCCACTCATTCATTTCGAAAAATTAGAGACATATATAAAACATACACAAATTAATTCTCAAAGTCAAATAATTATAGTTATGGCAGTAATGATTAAGGATAAAGTCTTTGACGCGGAATACCTAACCTCACCTGAAGATATAAAACGAGGAATGATGGGTAGGGACTCATTGGATGGGTGTGTCGTTTTTAATATGGGACAGGGTCATCATAGATTTTGGATGAAAAATTGTCTAATCCCATTAGATATTGTTTTTGTCAATAAGAATATCATCAGTAGGATTCACCATAGTTGTCAACCCTGTGATATGGACTGCCCCGAAAGATATACAGGTATAGGTGATCATGTTGTTGAGTTTCCTGCGGGGACTTGTCAAAATTTTAAGGTTGGGGATCGAATCAATCTTTATTTAGGTACTCCACAAAACCCTGTGGTATAAAATCATACGTTACTTTAGGTTTGATTTTCTCAAACACCCAAAAATATGAATGGTACTTACGTGCGTGATATTGTTTCGTCCATTTTGTACCATTAAAGGCATTAACTCTGACATTGGAGGTTAGTACAAACATGTCTCTTGGGTAAAACCCAATCTGATAAGCCATATTCATTACCATGACATGACTAAAGTGTTGTTTTCCACCAGAGACCGTATCTTGACATTTCATAACCACAAATCCACCATCTTTAGTTAATCTAAATAATTCTTTGAGGGTGTTATAGTAGTTGATCTTCAGATCTTCATAAGTTCCGTAACCCTCAAATCTTTTAGCAATGATGGAACTATTTGGTCCATTTTTCTTGTGACCTTTACCACTACCGACAATGACAAATGGTGGATCATACATAATTGCTGACATTGACTTATCCTCAAATGGTAAGTCTTCAGAATCGGCTTGAGTTACATTTTCGTAGTGTGGGTATAAATCTGTTTTGTGTTTTGGGTCGGGTAATCCCTTCCAAAAGTTACCTTTAGAGTATGTACAGTCCAAATCGAACTGTTCAATACCGTATAGGTGCATTATATTTTGAATCGCCTCTTGGTTGGAAGTGTATACACTCTTAACCATTTTAAAATCTTTATCCATTGACATAATTGGTCCTTTTGTAAAAAGATAAAGAAATTAAAAATAAAAAACAACCCCCCACTTTCGTGGAGGGTCTTAACTCAATTTTAATCGGCACCGAATTTTAATCGGCATTACCAATCATTACGTGGCATGTTATCCGCAAAGGTTTCAAACCTCCCCGTTTTTCTATACTCTTCATTAGGTACACCAATCTCAATCCAATCGTCGGCAGATTTTTCTCGACTATCTGAATAAACATCCATTTCAGGGGAATCATCCATAGTTAAGTCGTATGCTTCGTCTTCACCATATACTTCTTTGTTAGTTTCATTGTCCGCCCAATCGTAATTATTAAAAACATTTTCCGATAAGTAATTAAGAAGGTCTTCATGACTCTCACCCTCATATGGTGGATCACACCTCTTTAATTTTTCTACATCAACCTCTAAAGGGGTGGACGATTCCCAAATAGTGTACCTTTCGCACTTTCGAACATAGACTTTTTCTGACATAACACTTTATTTTTTAAAATAATTTGATTATACTTTAACAAACATAACGAAAGTTTTTTTAAAAACCAAATAATTATAATTAAAAGCTACAACTATGGGATGCGGATGTAAAAAGAGCAGTCAAACGACTCAAACCACGACAACAACTCAGCAACAAACAGTTACTGAACAACAAAACACACAATCACCTGTGACTGTCAAAGTGGAGGAAGTAAAAAATTCGTAATTCGAAAATAACGAATTAACTAAAAGGAGCCACAACTGTGGCTTTTTTTGGACTTAGGTGATATATATAAAAATATATACTAATATGAGTAAGGCAAACACTAAACTAACAACTGTAAATGTTATTGAAGACACTTACAAACAATTCAGAATCAACACCATAGAAACCGAAGGTGTTAATTTCCAAAAATTGGTTAACAGATCCTTAGATCTTTACAACACGAATGAGGATTTCAAGAAATTGATTGATAATCACGACGTTTTAGCGGTGAGTGGATCAAGATTTTGATATATGCCTAAAAAGAAAATTCTATTGTTGTCCGATGACTTAAGGATGACCTCAGGAGTCGCGACCATGTCCAAAGAATTAGTGGTTGGTACTGTCGACACCTATGATTGGGTTCAGTTAGGTGCTGCCATCAAACACCCCGAGTACGGAAAGATTGTCGATCTTAATAATGATGTTAGGGAGAGGACTGGTGTTTCAGACGCCAACGTGAAGATCTACCCACATAACGGTTATGGGGATATATTCAGATTAAGAGAATTAATAGCCGAGGAAAAACCTGATGCAATATTACATTTTACTGATCCACATTACTGGCAGTGGTTGTACGATAATGAACATGAGATAAGACAACAGGTACCTATTCTATTCTATCACATTTGGGATGATTTACCTGACCCACATTACAATAGAGATTATTATGAGTCATGTGACTGGTTAGGTTGTATATCGAAACAAACGTATGGAATTGTACATAGGGTTGGTAAAAGTAAAAGAGAGTTAACCCACCAACCCCTCAAAGATTGGCAAATATCTTATGTCCCTCATGGGATTAACCCCGAGTCTTTCAAACCTATTACCGAAACGGATGAGGAGATGAAGAAATTTATACATGGGGATAAAGAATACGATTTCATTCTATTCTTTAATAATCGAAACATTAAGAGAAAACAACCTTCAGACGTTATCTATAGTTATAAAATGTTCTGTGACACATTACCTAAAGAGAAATCATCTAAGTGTCTTTTGGTAATGCATACAGCCTCTTTGGATAGTAACGGCACTGATTTGGTTGCGGTGGTGAATGAGCTTTGTCCTGATTATGATGTAAAGTTTACGAACGACAAGTTTGATCAGAATAAACTCAATAGAATCTATAACATGGTTGATTGTACAATCAACATCGCTAATAATGAGGGTTTTGGGTTAACCACTGCCGAGTCTCTAATGGCGGGTACACCAATTATTGTAAACGTAACGGGAGGACTACAGGATCAATGTGGGTTTAAGGTTAAAGGTTCATACCTAAGCGCAGACGACTACATTAAATTAGGTTCATTACACAACAATAGAGATTTACCTAAAAATTTAAAATGGGGTGAATGGGTTAGTCCTATTTGGCCATCATCTATAACGTTGAACGGTTCACCTAACACCCCTTACATCTTTGATGATAGGATCAACCATTATGACGTGGTTGACGCAATTAAAGAGATGTATGAATTGGGTCGTGAAGAAAGAAAAAGAAGAGGATTAATTGGTAGGGAGTACATGATCGATCACTTCTCGAGCAAAGTTATGTGTGAAAGTCTTAAAGAAGGTATTAATCGTACTCTAAAGACATATAAGAAGAAAAAACCATACGAATTATATAAAATATCATGAGTAAGCCATCAATTTTATTTAGAGGACCCGTTAAAACATTAAGTGGTTATGGATCTCATTCTAGAGACCTACTAAAATCTTTATATGACATGGATCTATTCGATATAAAAATCGATAGTTCTAATTGGGGAAACACCCCCATGTCGGCATTGGATCCTAAAAACAATTTATTCCATTCATGGATAGAATCTAATATTGTCACCACCTTAAGAGAAACACCTGATATCTACATACAAGTTACCGTACCTAACGAATTTAAAAGAATGGGTAAGTATAATATTGGAATCACCGCGGGTATTGAAACAACCGCAGCACCTAAATCGTGGGTTGACGGTATAAATAGGATGGATAAGGTGATTACTACCTCGGTTTTCTCTAGAGATGTCCTCTTACAGACAGTTTACAATGAAACCGATAAGGTCACGGGTAAGCTAGTCAAACAACATAAAATAGAGGTACCCATTGAAATACTTCATGAGGGTGTTGATGTATCGATTTATAATAAAGAGGATTCTAAATTTAAATTGGACATCAAAGAAGATTTCGCGTATCTATTTGTGGGTCATTGGTTGAGAGGTGATATAGGTCAGGATAGAAAAGATGTTTCTATGTTGATTAAATGTTTTTGTGAGTCATTTAAAGAGGGTGATGATAGACCCGCACTAATTTTAAAAACATCCAGTGCTACATTCTCAGTAAAACAAAGAGAAGAACTCAGGAAGAAGATACAAAGGGTTACTAACCAATACCCTACACCTCCGTCGGTTTATTTGATGTTTGGTCAATTAACAGACGAAGAGATGAATTCTTTCTACAATCACCCTAAAATAAAATCAATGATCACCCTAACAAAGGGTGAGGGATTTGGTAGACCTCTTTTAGAGTTTACCATGACGGGGAAACCCGTAATTGCCTCTAATTGGTCGGGTCATAAAGACTTTCTACCAATGGACAAGGCCATTATGGTAGGTGGTAAATTAACAAATGTACATGAAAGTGCTAGTGACGATTTTATCCTAAAAGAATCTAAATGGTTTACCGCCAACTATTCTGAGGCAGTAGAAGTCCTTAAGATCGTATACGAAAAATATGATGATTTTAGGGGCAAATCAGAGGAACTAAGAAAAACGAATAAGAAAAATTTTTCCTTAGAGTCTACCACATCTAAGTTTAAAAAAATTTTAGAACCATTAATAGTTGCGAAACCGACTAAAACTAATCTAGTCTTACCGGAACTAACTAAAATAGAAAAGTAAAATGAAAATAAGTTACGCGATTACAGTATGTAATGAGTTTGTTGAAATCCAACGTCTCATACAATTTCTTTTAGAGAATAAAAGACCTAATGATGAAATTGTGGTTTTATTTGATCAGAAGAACGGTAGTTTAGACGTAATTAACTTTTTAAATAAAACACCCACTAATGTCAATATAATTAAAAAAGATTTTAGTGGTGATTTCTCCGAGTGGAAGAACTTTTTGACTGAACAGTGTCTCGGTGATTATATATTTCAAATAGATGCTGATGAGATGCCACATAAAAGTCTAATCCTTAATTTACCCGGTATACTACAGACAAATCCCAAAACCGAAGTCTATTTAGTTCCGAGAATTAATACTGTAGAAGGTATAACTGAAGAACATATTGAAAAGTGGAATTGGGTTCTTAATTCAAAGGGGTGGGTAAATTTCCCTGACTATCAAAGTAGGATTTGGAAAAAGAACAATAAGATTAGGTGGGTGGGTAAAGTCCATGAGAGACTTTCTAATTATAACACCTATGCGGGATTACCCGATCAGGAGATATTCTGTCTTTATCACCCTAAAGATATTGATCGTCAGGAAAGACAAAATAATTTATATAAAAACCTCATGAATACTAATGAGTAAAACCATATTAATAACTGGTGTTGCAGGTCTATTAGGAAGTAGATTAGCTGATTGGATTATAGAGAATAAACCAGAGTATAAAGTTATCGGTATCGATGACCTGAGTGGTGGATATAGGGAAAATGTGAATGATAAGGTGAACTTTTGGCAGATGGACTTAGTGAACCACCCCATCGAGAATTGCTTCCAACACCACAAACCTGAGTATGTTTTTCATTTCGCAGCCTACGCCGCCGAGGGACTATCCCCATTTATCAGATCCTATAACTATGATAATAATTTAAAGGCAACCGCAAGGATTGTTAACGAATGTATAAAACATGACGTTAAGAGACTAGTGTTCACATCAACTTTGGCCGTTTACGGACATGGTGATGGGGGGGTGTTTAACGAGAGTCAGATTCCCAATCCAATAGATCCTTATGGTGTTGCTAAGTATGCCTGTGAAATGGATATTAAAATTGCGGGAGAACAACATGGTTTGGATTGGTGTATAATTAGACCCCATAACGTATACGGTATCAAACAAAATATTTGGGATAAGTACCGTAATGTTTTAGGAATTTGGATGTACCAACACCTAAATGGTCAACCAATGACGATCTTCGGTGATGGTGATCAAACTCGAGCATTCTCATTTATTGATGATTCATTAGAACCATTATGGAATTCTGCGGTAAGGGAAGAATCATCGAAAGAGATCATCAATTTAGGTGGTATCGAAGAAGTTTCAATCAATAGTGCTGCGGATATTCTGAGAGATGTTATAGGTGAGGGTGATGTAATTTATTTAGAAGGGAGACACGAGGTTAAACATTCTATTCCCACCTACCAAAAATCAATTGACCTTTTAGGATTTGAATATAGAACTCAAATGAGGGAAGGTCTAACAACTATGTGGGAATGGGCGAAAGAACAACCCATGAGAGATAGGTTTGTGTGGCCGTCATATGAATTAGATAAAGGGATATATAGTTTTTGGAAAAAATGAAAACATTAAATGAGATATACGACAACTACCAATTTCCCGACGGTCATGGAGACAAGGGGACTGCCCACACATATATAAACGAGTACTCAAAATTATTAGAGGATTATAGGGGTGGTTCATCAGTATTAGAGATAGGGGTACATACGGGTCTATCTTTAAAGATGTGGTCTGAATACTTCACTGACTCTCAAATATATGGGATTGACATAAGTGATCGTAATTTCATGAAAGGTCTAAAAGAGGATGGGGGTTTTACTATTTTTATTGGTGACGCCACTCAACCCAACATATTGGACTGTTTTCCCACCAATCTAAAATTTGACGTTATTATTGACGACGGTAGTCACAAACTAAAACACCAAATTAATAGTTTTAATATTTTTAAAAAAAGGATGAATCCCAATGGTTTATATATCATCGAGGATATCGAATCCATTGACACATCTATTGATAATTTTAATTCGATGCATTCAAATTGTGAGATCATAGATAATAGAAAAATAAAGAATCGTTCGGACGATGTACTTGTAATTTATAGATTTTAATATGAAGATTGAATTTATTATCCCGACCTATAACAGACCGAAGGAATTAAGGACTTGTTTAAGTTCTCTGTTTTGTCAGAACAATCCTAACTTTACCGTACATGTTGTGGCGGATGCTGAGTATGAGGGTTTTTGGGAAATCATTGATATTTTCAAACAATATGAAAACCTCAGAGTATCTGTATTAGAGGGACCTCATAATGATTGGGGTCACACCGCCCGTAATTACGGTTTAGACAATCTAAAAGAGGATTGGGTCGTTATGAGTGGTGACGACAATTATTATGTCCCTGTATTTGTTGATAATTTTATAAAAGCCGTGGAATTAAACCCCAAAGTAGGATTTGTTTATTGTGATTTAGTCCATAATTGGTTATCTGAAGATTATATCTATATTGATTCTAAACCAGTAATAAGTAAGATAGATATTGGGAATTTTATGGTGAAGTCACGATTAATTGGTGACTTGAGATTAGACCCTAAGAAAGCCACGTCTGATGGTAAATTTGTTGAGGATTTCTTGGAACAAAACCCAAAGTATCCAAGAATAAAAATTAAAAAAATATTATACGTACACAATTAATGGATATATCAATAGTTTTATCAGTATACAATAATTTAGGTTATACGAAAGATTGTTATAAAAGGGTTAGGGAAATATATCCCGAAGCCCCAATGGTCATAAGTAGTGGAGGTTCTAACGATGGTACCTTAGAGTGGTTGGAGTCTTTATCAGATGATTACCTCTCCTATATACATGACGATGATAGATTGACATTTTCAGATAACTATAATTCTGCAATCAATTTGGTTGATACTGATAAGTTAGTGTTAATTCATAACGATATGGTTATTGGTGAGAATTTCTTAGAGAATCTATCAGACTTAATAGATGAGAAAAGTTTAATCACTTACACAACTATTGAACCTCCGATTTTTAAAGGACATAAAAGGGCGGGTAAAGTGATACAGGACTTTGGTAATAACTTCTTTGACTTTAATTATGGTTTGTTCAATCAATATGTGGAAAAAGTCAAATCAAATAAAACATTGGTGAATGGGGGTTCTTTCTTTTTATCGGGATATAAAAATACTTTTATTGATATTGGTTTGTTTGATGGGTTTAGTTTCTCACCCTATTTCTGTGAAGATGATGACTTTTTAATAAGAGCCAAACTAAAAGGGTATAAACTAAAGACCACTGAATGTGCGGTGGTCTACCACTTCGTTTCTAAAACTAGTCGATCTAATCCCGAAGCAAGTAGATTATCCGAACATAAAAACATAAGAAACTTCATAAGAAAATGGGGGATACCGATTCCGGTATTTAATGAGATGAAGTATTGGGAGGACGAGATATTCTCTTACAAAACTTTTAACATGGGGTTGACTACCAGGAGTGATAGTAAACTCTACAATGTAGAACCTTACTTTAATAAAATAGATTTAGGGAGAATACCTGAAGAGTATATTAACAACGAACAGGTAAATACTAATTACGATTTAAGATCAAAGTTTATCTTGACTGACGTGGTTGATGTTATGATTTATGAAACATCTCCAATGACTGATGAAGACATATATACAATAAACAAAATCCGATTATCAATTCCCCACTATGACGTAGGAGAATATCAAATCGGAAATTTGTTAATTGAGATTCGTAATAAGGTTTAACCCTTGGTCACCAATCTAAACAGGATATTGTATTGATCTTTTGTTTTACCCGCATCTTTTAAATCATCTTTACTGATTTCGGGATGATCCAACTCAATTTCTTTATTTAGAAGTTTACCATACTCCTCAATGAATTCAACATACTTAGGATTTTTAACGGCTTCACTTTTCTTACCTTTCTTCTCCTCAATTGTAGGACTGATTTGAATTGATCCGTCTTCTTGAGCTTCCCCGTATTTTGTAATTAATTCATTTCTCAAACCCTCAACAGTTTCTCTTTCTTCTTTTAATCTCTTAGAGAACTCAGAAAGTTCGTACTTGAGGAGGATTGATAGAGGTTGTTTGTTAAAACCCTCATACACAACCTGACCCTGAGGGGTTGTGAACCCATTAATCTCAGCATCTAATTGTAAAATTTCATCGATGGTCAATTTTGTTGTCATTCTTTGTCTTTTTTAAAAATATAATTATTATTTATTTAATTGTCAAGCCTAAATCACTGTTAAAAGTGAATATGTTATCATTAATCCTATCCAAATCACCAATGCCTTTAGATAGGTAAGAAATCCTGTGTGAAAGTATTTTTGTCCTATCGGTAGACATTTATGAGATGGTGATATTAAATATCCCGAATATTCTAAAGTAAAAAACAGGACAAAATATTCAACACCGAATACAACTGTTAATAGACTAACAATACTCGCATATTTTGCCGACGACCCCATTAAAAAGGATGCAAGAAACCCTAAAACCGATACAATGACAATGTGTTCTGGTTCTGAGTAGTTTCTTATCAAATTCTCAATGTCGTCATAGTACGTGTTGGCGATATTACCTAATATGATTACTCCCGCAACAATTACTAATAACTCTCCATTTACATACCCGTACAAACTTTTCCACGACTTAGAATAAGTTATTAGGTAGAACGTAAAAAGGGTAAACGACTCAAAGTAAAAATCGGTAAAACATGAGATTAGGATAGTTCCAATAAATGGTAGAATAACCAATGAAAAGTTTTTCCAATTTATTTCACCATCCCTTATTTCAATATCGATCTCATCATCCTTTAGTGTAATTATGTAATAAAGAATATAAATCGCACTAATTAATAATAGCGGCCACACGTAACCCATGAATTCTTTATAGGTGAATCCGATAACCGCCATCGGTATAATCACCGTCTTCTCTAAAGGTGACCACAGATAGTAGTGGTGAGTTGCGAGGTAATCAATGATACCAAACTTCTTTCTCTTCTTGTTATCTACAGGTGCGATACTGTTTAACATACTTGCCGATAGTGCCACTCTACCGGGTATTGGTAACACTCCACCGAAGAGGGAGACTAAGAAGACAACCATCTTCTTTGACTTCACATTTTGTGCTAACCATCTAAAAATGTCAGATAGGTACCCTTTATCTTTAAGGATACCCGTCACAAACATTATAAAGGTTAGGTATAGTAAAAAGTGTTGTCCTTTTATTAGAATCTCCATCCGAATATAATTGTGTTTCTAAACAGTTTAGCGTCTTGGTTTAGTCCTGGTAGTACCTCCAAGTTAACATATGCATTTCCGTTGAATCTATATTGGAGGGCGGGACCTAAATACCATTCATTAGACCCATCCACATCATTATGTCTGTACATATTAGACACACCAATAGTTAAATCATCATTGAGGATCTTACCATAAGAGGCGGTATAGGCGTACTCCCTTTCTTGATTGATTCGGTCTTTTGCCACATAACCTTCATAGATTAGGTTAACCCCCCATATACCATTCTTACCGATACGATCACCTAATAGTAATTTAGGTTCTATACCCATTCTCTTACCATCAAGTAATTTGTGTTCGAAATATAGTGTTGGATTACCCCATAACTTTCCCCAATCGGCAAGTGCGTATCTAACTTCCCATGAAAAACCTCTAAAACCGTAGGTTGAGTTCTCACCCGAGTATTTGTATACTGTATGGAGGTATAAATCTAATTCTAATCTCTTAGCCAGACCAAAGGCGAATTCATCCCTCATTCTTAGTTCAGTTCCACCATCATTTCTTTTGGTTCTTGCGTCAAACCATTTCTCATACATTACAGTACCCTTTGGCACCATAATATAAGTTCTCGTAGATGGAAATTTTCTGACTAGTGTCCACGCGGGTTGTTGATTTTCCCCCACTAATTCAAACTGAGAATATTTTCTTGCCGTTACTACGACCTCTTTTAGACTTCTAATTGAATCTGTGGGTTCTTCCCCATTGTTTAGGGCTCGTCCTGTATATTGTCCAAATGAGTTTGAACTAAACAGAACCACCAATAATAAAACTAACATTGTTTTGTTGTTAACGAACTTCATGATCGTATCCAACGAGTTGACCAACCATAACAATGGTCTTTTTTCATTCTTCATATTATTTGTTTAATGAAAATTTATGTGTCAAATGACACATCTAAAATATAAAGAAAAAAAGGGGTTTTATCAAGACTCGATAAGGAAAATACCCAACCCATTCCAATATGAGTCAATATCCTCACCGTTTGTGAATACTTCTCGTCTGTGAGTAACAATAAGTTGTTCCTCCTCTATAATTCTATCAATCGCACCACTATTCCAATTCCAATCATCCATAATTAAAATGGTTTGTTTTGAGAATTGGGGAATTAATTTTTTGAGGACTGTGTATTGATCGTGGAAACGAGTGTCTCCATCATAGAAAATAATATCAAGTTTGGGTAGTTGGGAATAATCGAATGTGGTGTAGTCCGTTTTATACACATCTAAGTGTTCGGGACTTCCGAACCGTTTAACGTTGTTGATGAAATCTTCTTGTGGTGGTATATCAAGTCTCTGTCTTAAATAGGTTGCCAGTTTTTGACTGACACCCATAGGCATGAGATTTGGGGAAGCGAAGTTATCCAAACCAATTCCGTGGACGTTATTACCATAAATTGCAGAACAGAACGTGGCACCCCTGAAGACACCAACCTCCAAATAAGTCCCACCAATAGAACATATGTTATTTAGAAAACATCTTACTTTATTAGATGTAATCCCGTGGATATCTAATATGTCTTGAGTTAGTTTAGATACTTCTAAACCACCCCATTCTAAAGACTTATCAATATGTTCAATTAGATCCATAAATCTTTTTCTTTTTATGGTCCGCCACGATGTCACAGTAATTACAATCCCAACATTGGAACTTACACTTCTTAATCTTATTCCTCCAACCCCTAAGTTCTTCATGTGGAATACCATCTAAATAAAGTTTAGAACTATCCGCCAAAACATCAGAACCTTTCACATATGATTCCACAATTTCCATAGTTTCATTTAATCTATCGAAACTGTCCCTACCATGCATTTTGAATATATCTACGTGATTTAAAAATTCATCAAACTCTTCTTTGAATGGTGGTATGGTCGCAGTCTTAAAGAAGAATGCCCCAATCTCTTTTTCCCATTTATATTCACAGGTCACTTTTGATATTTCATGATGAAAGTATGGGAGTTCGTTTGGTTGTCTTAGGTTATTATATGAATAGTGTTCATCCATTACAGGACATCTACCTAAACATCCTTCGTTAGTTAGAAGTGCTATCTTCACATATCTACCATGTTTTTGTTGGAACATTAGTTGCGCTCTTCTGATATTCTTAAGTTCCTCTACATCCCTCATCAGAATCCGATCAACGTTAATGTAGTCGAACCCTTGTTCGGCATTGTACCAAAAGTCCTGTGCGGTTGATACCTTTCTTAAAATGGTGTTTTTGATTTCCATTTCGGGGAAGTGTTCCTTTAAACCCATAGCAACCCAATGACCATGTGGTATAGTCATCGACCTTAACCCTTTTTCGTATAACGGTTTTAAGTTCTCAATAAAAAGTTTGTAGTTATCGTATTTTGGTGAGACATTAAAGTTATTAAATGTGGCACTCACCCTTATACCTAACGATTCTTGGATATACATAGCATTTCCAAAGACCGATTCCCAATCGTTTTCTTGGATTACAGACCCCATCGCGTCTTGTGTGAAGGGTGGGATCCTACAGGTAAAATAAATATCGTAGATCCAATCTTTATTCTTTTCTAAAAAAGGGTAAAAGACATGTTCGAACGCGGTTGCGCTCATCATTGGATTTAGGGGTATAGAGAATATTTTCATTCACCTTCTAAACATCCCCCACATATTCCATTACATTCTGTTTCGTAAAAAACACAGTCTATACAGTCCTGGGGGATATCGTAATTTTTATGGTTTTCTTTATAGAGATTATCAAATTCATCCCTAAGACCTAATATACTATTTTCACCCGAAATATTCAAGACATTATCTATTTTTAGTTTGTCTTGTAATGGGTAACAGTGGATCGAACTACCATCAGGAAAAATATCTAAAGGCATAAAACCACAAATGGTTTCGTGACCCGGTATCTTAAATGTGGCGAACCCTAACGAATTTTCTAAAACACTTTGTTTAGTTCCTCCTTCCCAAAGACACGGAGGGACCTGACAGTCTGAGGTTATTCTAACATTATTATACTTACCGAACTTCAATATTTTAGTGATCTCCTCACCCATTAATTTATTGTTGATTAGGTATGTACCTGTCAAATCTAAACCCAATCTTATCGCATTTACTCGACCACCTAATTCCATATACAACCATGTTATATAATCATATATGTTTCTTTCTTTCCAATCACTACTCATGGTGATGGCAATAAACATTCTTGGACTATCCTCGAAACCCCACGTATTCGCATAAGCGGAATACAGGGATAAGTAATTCTTTTTAAAAAGTGTAATTCTGTTTTTTTCATTTAATTCTGCCCCATTAGGTAGAATCCAACGAATATGTCGAATATTTTCAACGATATAGTCTAACGTCTTTTGACCGAATAGAAGATTACTGACAAGATTAACTTTTATACCTCTAGATATTATGTAATCCATAATACCCATAAAGTTTGAATGTTGAGTGGGTTCACCACCTAAAATAGTAACCTCTTCTTGATTGTTGTTTATATGGAAGTGATCGATCAACTCGCCAACCTTTTCGATCGACATTTCACCAAGAGTGTGTTTTAATCTCGCATCTTCCTTTGTGAAACAAAATGAACAACCTTTAGCACATGTACCATTTATTGCTAAATTCATTTAATAGTTTTTAGAAGTCCAATTTCAACGTAAGAGGAGTTGTGTTAATTCCCTCATCCTCCTTTTGTTGCTTACTCATCGCAATACCAAACTTCTCATGTTTAAGTCTGTGTGTATCGGCAAGAGTCACACAATCTTTAACTCTTTGCTCAAGTAATTGTTGTTCTAAAAGAAGGTTAGCTAATTTTAAATTATACGCATTTACGTTATCTATAATCTTTTGTACTAGTGTCGATTTATCAAGACCTCTACCTTCTGATAGAGTATCGATGATTGGTGTTGGGTAGGTGTTATCAGACATAAATCCAAACGCCTCTCTTTTTTGTTCCTCCCATGTTGCCTTCTCTAAACTAGATGCATCCACCATTAAGTTTTTGTGTCTTTCACTAAATCTATCGGCAATGAATTTCATCATAACCGCCTTTGCGAACGCAACACCTTTTGATTTGTCCTCTTCAGTTAAAAAGTATTTTACTTTTTGTTCATCTGTTTCTGATGAGTTGGCCAATTCAGGTATCTCAGCCATTAATGACGACTCAGTCCTGATACTGATATAATCTTTATAGTTATCGGCGAAAATAAATCCAGACGCCACCTCCTCAGAAATGACTTGAGCATTCAATTCATTTAATTGTAATCTCATATCATCATAGATATCATCAATTCTGGCGTAGTAATAATTCATGTGAGGACCTATCACTTGTATGTATCCGGGTACATCACCCCTTTGTTTAAAGATTATGTGTTTCATTATAGTAGTTTTTCAGTATCAGGTTTATCCGCCTCACCCAACTTAAGTTGTCCTCTTAATGAATCCTCAATAGAGAAGTTATTCATAGTTGCGTTAGACATTAATGTATTCATGTTTTTATCTATAAATACCGTGTAAGAAGAAGCAAGTGATAAAACTTGTTTTTGTTGTTCGGGACCCATCATCAATATTGAATCTAGATTACCCGTTCCAATTCTACCATAAGCCACCATGTCTAACATCGCCTGTTTAGCCATACGTACAGTCCAATACTCGTGTTCGTACTTGTGTTCTAATTCTTTATTACCAATTACATCCATTAATGATCCTCCATCAGGTAATTTAGCATCATCACTACTTAAGAACTCTTTAATTAAATCAATAAAACCTTGTCTCTCAATATGTGCGTCCTTCAAGTTTCTTACGAACTTTCTAAGATCGATCTTCATATCGGCAATGGTTAAATCAACTAATTGTTTTCTTTTAGGATCGGTTAAAAACTGTTTACTTTCTTCTTGTATTTGAATTTCCAATTCTTGTTTTTTAACAGTATATTCTAAGTGTTCAACAATGTCTTCTCTACCCCTTAATTCAAGTAACCATTGTTTTAGTTTGGCGTAAGGTGTTATTTGAGCACCCCCCACGAAGTTTTCCGCCTTATATTTTGGTAACGCAAAAGAAACCTCTTCAGCAATATCGAGTAATTTCTTACTCATTTCGTCTTTTAATCCACTCTCTTTATTGTAATTGTATGTCTCTTCCATGTATTGAAAATTTTACTATAATATAAAAAAAAAATATCACATAATAAAGTGATATTTTGGATTATCGTTGAATTAACCGATAATCTATTGTCTCCATCCACAATGTCCTGATGAAGTACCTGGGTTAACAGCGGGACTTAATCCTGCGGGGTTTAAAGTACCGGTGTCTGTGGTATAATATAGTTTCCACGAGTTATTATTTTGTAGTCCATTATAGTTACCTAACATATATTGGTGGTCTTGTCCCATTGTGAAGTTTTCCTCACCAGTATTCCCCTCTATTTTTGCGATGTTACCAACATTTGTGTCAGTATTTAAATCCCATCTTCTTAGGTTATACCCACCATTATATGAACCCTCATTACCCGCATAACCTTTGGATACTTTAGAACTAATTCCCTTTTGTTGTCCGTGTGCGGCCCAAGATGCCGTTCCTGATGTAATTGTCTCTGTCGAGAAGTTCATTTTAATGTTTCCACCATTAGACCAACCATATCCGTTATTTTCATCTGAGAATGCGGATGCACCATCACCTCCACCTATTGTTGTTGCTGCGTACGAGGTGAATAAAGATTCATTAGTTAGGTTAAATTTCTCAATCTCTGTTCTATTACCCGCAAAGATCCAAGCGAACTCAGTTTCTTTAAACATAGTACCACAATCAGATCTAGTATAAGCTAAATTGAATTTTGATTGATGTGCATAATTTGTGTCAGTGATCATATTAACTGCGGAAGTTGTGGTACCATCCAAACTACCAGGACCCATAAATCCACCACTCGTATTCACTGACCACATGAAAAATATAGACTTACTACAAGCCCCCGAAGTATACGACGCAGGATAATCCAATAACTCCCCAACGTATGTTGTTTGATCTGTTGAGTTGGTTGCCTTATGTACACTTTTCCATGGGGATGAACTCTTATATCCACCCGCCAAGTAAGAGTAATTGATGATTTGTCTAAATTTAAAATTAGTAGTCACTCGATCCTGTGCTGCCACTCTTTCCCAACCATCATCAATATTACTTACACCCGTGTAAACCATTAAATAATTTGTATACTCCGAAGATTCCTCTAAAAATAAGGAACCTGAGACCGGATTTGTTGGTCGAGCGGATCTCGGTCCTTTGGGTGGTCTTGCAGTCACCTTATCTACCTTTAATTTTCCACTAACGGACATGTTTTCGTATATCATAATCTATATTTTAATCTCTCCAACCACAATGACCCGATGAGGTACCTGGATTAACACCAGGTGACAATCCCGAAGGATTCAACACCCCCGTATCAGTTGCGTATGTAAACTTCCAACTATTATTATTTTGTAAACCATTATAGTTACCTAACATGTACTGCCAATCCTGACCCAAAGTGAAATTCTCTTCACCACAGTTACCGTCAGGTTTCGCCACATTACCTAAGTTAGTATCTGTATTGTTACTCCATCTTCTGAGGTTATATCCACCAGAATATGATCCTTCATTACCGGCATAACCTTTACCCAATTTTGAACTAATACCTTTTTGTTGTGAGTGGTTACCCCAATGAGGAGACGATGTAAATGTTTCAGTGGCAAAATTTAGTTTTACCCCCGCACTTGCGGTCCAACCATAACCATAATTCTCATCTGAGAAGGCGGACCCACCATCAGAACCATTTATTGTTGATAATGTGTATGATGTGATTAAACTCTCGTTTGTTAAATCAAATATTTCAACGGTAGCAGACCCACCACTGAACAAGTAAGCGTAGGTCTGTTCCTTAAACATAGTACCTAAATCACTTCTCGCAATTGTTGTATCAAATTTAGCTTGGTGAGCGTAGTTTGTATCATTCCACATGTTTACTGCAGATGTATATGTTCCGTGAATCTCCCCCGCGGATTTCCACGCATTGTCCGTGTTTACAGACCACATAAAGAATATAAACCTACTACAAGCACCAGAAGTATATGATGCAGGATAATCCAATAACTCCCCAACATGTGATGTTTGGTCGGTGGCATTTACTGTCTTATGTACGTTCTTCCACGGTGAGGATGATTTATAACCACCCGCCAAATATGAATAAGCAATAACATGTCTATACTTATAAGCCGTGTTACCAAACTTGTTTTGGTTGGCGATCCTTTCCCAACCACTATCGTTGTTACTTAAACCAGTATAGACCGTTAAGTAGTTTTTACCTTCATTAATCTCCTCAACTAACCTAAAATTACTAATGGTTATGTCACCTCCCCCACCGTTATGTCTTAAGAACATTCTTATCTGTCCTGTGGTTGTGGTTGTTACGACCCCTCTATAAACCTGTGGGGTTGTTGTTACCGATAATGTTGTATTAAATGTATTATCGTCAATACCATCATTATCCACAACTAAAGATGATGTGCCCGAGGATGTACTATAGGTAAATTGGACAACGTGTTTAGCAATCATTGTGGTATTGGCAACAAAATAACCTATCCACCCTGTTGATGTATTTTTTATGATGATGTTATCGGCATCTATCACTGTGTAGTTTGCGGAGTTTCCACCATAATCAGTCCAACCAGTATTAAGACTATTTTGTTCTAAAAATAAAGAACCCGTCTCCGGCGATGATGGTCTTGCCGCACGAGAACCCCTTGGTGGTTTTGTTACCCCTTGACCTCTTAATGATCCACTAATTTCTAAATCCTCAAATAACATATCTTATAAGTATCTAATTTCTCCAACCACAGTGACCCGATGATGTTCCACCATTAACTCCAGGTGCCAATCCCGCAGGATTTACAATACCCGTATCCGTGGCATATGTGAACTTCCAACTATCATTATTTTGTAAACTATCGGCATAACACCCCAACATGTATTGGTGGTCCTGACCCAATGCGAAATTTTCCTCACCACTATTTGCTCTTGGTTTTGCTACGTTCCCAAGATTAGTCTCAGTAAATGCATCCCATCTTCTTAAATTGTAACCTCCTTGGTATGTTCCTTCGTTACCACAATATCCCTTACCAACTTTAGAACTAATACCCTTTTGTTGTCCACTTGATGCCCATGAAGAACCTCTTGTTTCAAACGTATCTGTGGCAAAGTGACATTTATTAGCACTCTCTGAACCATATCCATAACCATAATTTTCATCAGAAAACCCACTACACCCTAACGTACTTGTTATAGATGTTTGTGTTGTTGTATAAGGTTGGGTACCACTTGGATAATAAGAAGTATACATTGTTTCGTTTGTGAGGTTAAACTTTTCAACCGCAGCAACCGATCCACCAAATATGTAGGCGAATTCGGTTTCTTTAAACAAAGTACCGCAATCATCCCTCGCATTTAATAAGTCCCATTTGGTTTGGTGGGCATATGCAGTTTCATTAACCATATCAACACCCGATGTATATGTGGAATACACTGTTGTCGCACCTTTATGTGCGTTGTCCGTGTTCGATGACCATATAAATAATTTGGTTTTACTACAAGCCCCTGAGGTATAGTTTGCGGGGTAATCTAATAATTCACCTATATGTACTGTTTGATCTGTGGCATTAGTTGCTTTGTGGACATTCTTCCACGGAGATCCCGATTTATAACCACCCGCCAAATAGGAGTAGTTTAATATTTGTCTATACTTAAATGCGGTTCTATCAGTACTTTGAGTTCCTACCGGTTCCCAACCATCGTCATAGTTAGATGATCCTGTATATGTAATGACAAAACTACCACTAACAGATTCCTCGAGATATAAAGAACCGAACTCAGGACTTGTGGGTCTCTGAGCTCTGGATCCTCTCGGAATTACAAACTGTCCACTTACATCCAGCGAACCACTTACTATAACGTTTTCTCTTAACATACATATTTTCTTTATCCAGTAACAACCAACCTACCGCTTCTAGCAACTTCAAATGTTGCAGTGACAACACCACCGGCAGATCTTAATTCTGAAGGGAAGAATAAACTTCCACCACTATCGTAAACTTGAACAATAACATTATCCGTACCTAATCCATGAGTGAATGATACGGAAGTTACACTTGAGAAGGTTGTGGTATTAACTAAGGCGACTTTCTTCCATGATTGCCAAGTTCCCGCGTTTTTACCTCTAACAGCAATTTGACCTGATCTATAATCACCAGCGATCTGATGCTGCCAGTTACTATCATGTCTCTGAGAGTATAACGCTCCGTCAGTTGCGTTACCTGAGAAGTTAGTCACACCGGCAGTATAGTACGTTATACCATTACTATCAAGAGTATCAGCGTTAATAGTAGTATTACCACCTGTGTTTCTAAACGCCCATCCATCAATATTGTCGGCAGTTCCCGCACTATCAGCATATGCTACTTGTACACCCGCATGGTAAGTATCGCCATTATATCCTTTTAAAAACCAATATGAACCAGTCCAGTAAGTTTGTACACTAAAGTCAGAATCATCATCTCTACGATATAAACGAGTAACACCACGTGAGTTACGAGAGTCAGAGTTAAGGGATGAATTATAAGTGGTAAGAACCGCACCTGATAAAGACTCCAAATATCTACCATCCAAATCAACAGTTATAGTGGCACTGTCAGAACCCGCCCTTGTTAATGTAAGAACACCGTTCCCTGTATTGAATGATGCCGAATTTACATATCTATCAGTATCAACTTGGTATGATGTGTAGTTCGCGGCGTTTACAATAATATTACCATTAATTCTAACACCGTCATTACTGTTGGTTACAAAGTTAACACCATCGTTAGAATCATTATGAGATTTGATCTCAATAACAGAACCCGATAACCCACCGCTGTTAACAGTATGTAGGATATGGGCATTATCTGACAAGTCTCCCACGGTTTCTTTATCATAACCCGTCCAGTAGATACCTCTACCTTGGTTGGTTGTAGTTGGGACACCGTCAAAGACAATATTACCACTACCATTGATAACTTTATTATTACCAACGTAGAATGAACTTAGGTTATCCATGGTTACTGAACCACCCGCATTTACTTTGAAGATTGGTACACCTGATGCGTCTGATATTGCGAATAAATCACCCGTTAAATCGTCAGTGATTGAGAATAACTGTCCACTTGTTCCTTGAATATTAAGGACGGTATCACCTGCACCTGAACTATTAAGAGTTAAGGTTTTAAGGTTAGAAGCCGAATTAGGATCTAAGTAATAACTAGTATCGTTTCTGTCGTAAAATGCGTATGCATAAATGTTAGTACCATATTGAGTTCCGTACAGTTCAATAGAAGTTGTATCAACTCTTACTTTCCAACTACCACCAGAATCTAATAAACCAAAACCAGCATTATCT